CAAAGTTGAGATCGAAGAGTTCTTTGATGGAAATGATAAAGGTGAGTTCAAAGGAGATGGTCTTTTTATTTCCACGTTAGAGGGAACAATGAGAGCATCAAAAGGTGATTACATTATCCAGGGAATTAATGGTGAGTTTTACCCATGCAAGCCAGACATCTTTGAAAAGACGTACAATGTTGCAGGTGATCTTGGTGATGTATCTGATGGTTATCATACGTTCAATGAGTTGTACGAGTTCAGAAAAATGTACAATGCTGCATTATTCAACGAGTGGGCTAAACAACAAGAGTCGGTTCCAGGTGAATTTGATAGAAACGGAATGAATCCATTAAGACCAAAGTACAATGTACATAAGTCTTTGAAACACCATGATGGCGAACCATGCTTTGATGGGAAGTGGTTTGTCGTAGTGGCAATTCTTCCTACAGGTCAAATAACAAACCATTATCCAATTGAGGATTGGCCTTTGTTTAAAATACCGACAGTGGAAAAAGCGTTGTATCCTTTTGATGGACACACCGGAAAAGATGTATTAACAAGGTTAAAAGAATTAACCACAAAATAAAATAAGATGGAATACGCAGGGAAATTGGTAATCATTGAGATGCCTACATTAGAAAAAAAAGCTGGAGCTATTGAATTATTAGCAGATGCACAAGCAGCTAAAGAAGCTGAATTTAGAAAGTCTTGGAATAAATTAAAGGTAGATTCAGTTGGACCAGAGGTTACATTCTGCAAACCAGGCGATCATGTGTTAATTACACCAAAACAATTATCGTATGCAGATCAGTTTGAACTGAACGATAAGGTTTATTTTGTGGTTCAAGAATCACATTGTATTGGAAAACATTAAGACTTATTCCTATAGAAGATCCCTTGCATTAAATTGTAAGGGATTTTTTGTTTAAATTTGTTGCCGAAGCAATTATTTTTTTGTATATTATAATAACATGTAAACATTACATTATGACAAACGAAGATTATCAAAATAGAATGGTTCAGTTGATTAACGGTGGTTCATCAAAACTAGGACGCATTAAAAATGCTTTAGATTATAAAAAAGAATTTACGTACAGCGGAGCAACAAGTAACATTACTATTATAGTACATACAGGTTCAACACCAAAAGGAATTGAAGTTGTAACACAAACTATCAGTTATGAAAACCCTGCAGTTGAAGGTTCTCGTATTACATCAATAATACTTTCTTAATTATGGCTTGGAAAATTAACCCAGACACTGGTGAACTAGATTACTACGAAGCATCGACAGGTGGTGGTGGTGGTGGTTCTGCCAATCTATCCTTTGTTCCAGGAGTGAACAATGGTATAGTTGTTTCTGATTCAGGAACTGATGCTACTATTTTATTAGCAGATGCTACAAATGCAGGGTTGATGTCGGCTACAGAAAAAACTAAGTTGGCAGGCATTGCAGCAGGTGCAGAAGTAAATGTAAACCCAGATTGGAATGCTACTTCAGGTGATGCTCAAATCTTAAATAAACCTACAGCACTTCCTACAGCAAATGTTAAACACATTGTAAAATACGGAGTTGCTTTAACCATTGGACAAGCAGTATATGTAAGTAGTGCTGATGGTACAAACATGATTGTATCTAAAGCTGATTATTCTACTGAAGGTACTTCTTCTAAAACAATGGGATTAGTTACATCTACAGGTGCATTAAACTACATAGGCGAAGTTATTACAGAAGGATTGCAAGCAGGATTAAATACAAATGGTGCAAATGCAGGAGATCCTGTTTGGTTAGGTGATGATGGAAATTTATTATTTGGTTTAGCAAATAAACCAGTAGCACCAAATCACATGGTATTCATTGGTATTGTAACAAGAGCAAATACAAACAATGGTGAAATATTTGTTAGAGTTCAAAATGGATTTGAAATTGATGAATTACACGATATTCTTATAGTAAATCCTACAAATGATCAAGTATTAGCTTTTGATTTAGCTAGCGGTCTATGGAAAAATAAAACAATAACTGGAGGAAGTGGAGAAAAATCTGGTTCTATTTTAGGTACAACAAGAAGTTTGCCTTTTAAAATGGCTACAGGTATAAATACTTATCGTTCAGCTTCTGCTGTAGGTAGTACAGTAGTTTCTTCTACTACATTTGCTGGTGAATCAACTCATTATTATCCTATATCACTTAAAGAAGGTTCGCCTGTAAGAGCAGCAGCATTTAGAGTAAATTCCGCAGGTTCAGGAGGACTTGGTACAGCAGAAATAGAAATTGGTATTTATAATTCAACAACAAATGCAAATGGAGAGTTAATACCTGGTACATTAGAAGTTCAGTTTGGTAAAGTTTCTGTATTATCAACTGGTATTAAAGAAGCTGTATTGGCTACTCCTTATACATTAGGATCAACAGTAGATAATATTTATTTTATTGCTTTTAGAAGTTATTCTACTAACTCTACTTCATTAAATATTTATTCTACAAGTGATGTTCTTTCATCTTGGATTGGTATGACATCTTCAACAGCTCTTGTTAAATTAGGTATGTTTATAGCAACTACTCTATATACTGCGCCAACAGGATTGCCTGCAAGTTTACCAGCAACAGGTGGTGTAGGTTTTACACAAAGTGCAACTGTAGCTGGTTATACAGTTAACCAATTATTAATAGGACTTAGATAAAACTAAAGATATGACTCAAACAGAAAACATAGAAGTATATCAAGATGGTCAACTAATTAGTAGTGATCAAATTCAATATACAGATTTAGATATTATTAGATTTGAAACTGAAAAATATCTTAGTCGAAAAATTGATGGAGAAAAAACATTTTTGGCTTTTGCTGCAGATTTAAGATTAAAAAAATTAAATGGTATTGTTACAAGTGTTGAGTTTGAACAAATTGAAGAATTGCTAGTTCCAGTTAGAACTGAAATTACATTAGGTCAATGGAAAACAGCATTAAGAAAACTTCAAGAAATTAATCCTATTTCAATTGGTGAAGAATTGTATGGTAAAATCGAAACAACAATTTCAGATTATATTTTACAAAACTACCAACCTTAGTAATAAATTTTAAAAATAAATAATATGAAAACAACTAGAGAAATTAAAAAAAGATGGTCGGAACCTACTCCAAAATTTTGGAAAAGTGTACAAAAAATTGGTATATTTGTAGGAGGGTTAGGTTTGATAATGGTAGCTCCACCAATTGGATTAGCCGCTGCAGGTGCTTATTTAATAACAGCTGGTTCGGTTATAGGAGTTTTATCACAACTAACAGTAGAAAATAGTGATAACTTGGAAAAATAATAGACATGTTCAATAATATAATAGCTGTATCCATTCCTCTTTTACTAATTATCTTTGGTATAATTGGATATTTTTTAAGAACCTTGCATGGAGATGTAAAATCTTCAATAACAGAACAAGCGCATAATTATTCTAAAATGTCAGAAGAGCTTGGAAAGTTAAAAGGTAAGATAGAATTAGTTGAACAAGAGGGAAGATTGAAGTACCAATTAGTAACTGAAACTACACAACAAGAAATTAAAAATATGGCTAGTAAAATAGGCGAGCTTTCAGATACTGTAGGGCAACTCGTAAATGTACAATTAAGAGCTAATAGACCATAATGAGTAAATCAAACGTAAGGTCGTTAACCAATACGGAAATATTGGAACGAGTAAAAGGATTAGCATCATTTAAAACTCTTCCTGCAGGATACTGGTTAGTAGGTGTTCGTAGTCTTGAAGATGAAACAAATAAATACGATGATAAATTTTATTTATTTAGAGATAGTGAATTTATTACAATGACTACTGGAACAACTAACCCAGGTGCTCCTATACTAAAGGACGGTTTTTTGAAATACAATAAAGTAGGAGCTGCTGTAGTAAAGTCTGATGAAATTTATTATGATCTTTGGGCTTATGGTTTACATCAAGGTAAAATGCCAGCTTTAAAACAAGTAGGAAACATCTTGGTACATAGAGATGGTGACAGAGATGGTAAATCAGAAGAACTTGGTGCTCCAATTAAAGGTTTGTATGGAATTAATTTCCATGCAGCAACGTATGATACAGATTTCAAAGGACTTCAAGAAAACATTGGTAATTGGTCTGCTGGTTGTCAGGTTGTAAATGACAAACAAAAACACATGCAATTAATCAATATGATTAAAAATCAACGCAGAATTACTTATGTATTACTAAAAGAATGGTAACATGGCACGCAATAGTCTAGCCGGTAAATCTACAGGAAAAAGTGAATCGGCAAAATATTTTGCTTCTCATCCAGAAGCTAGAAAAAAGAAGAATGAATATAACAAAGAGTATCATTCGAAACCTTCTCGCGTCAAGTATAGAGAAACTTTAAATAAGGCTAATCGTAAAGATGGTACTTATGGTAACGGAGATGGTAAAGATAAATCACATACCAAATCTGGAAAATTAGTTAGTGAACCAGCAAACAAAAATAGAGCTAGAAACGGTAAAGGAAACAACGGTAGATTGAAATAACATCTCTTAATGACATAGTTAAAAAAGACAGCTTCTTTCACCAGAAGCTTTTTTTATGGTTAAACATTTTTTAGTTATCTATTTAGTGTTATATTTGTGACAATAAATAATAAATATTATGTCAGAAAATTCCAACCAAAAAGAAGCAAGTTACACACCAGAGCAAATTGCTGAATTAAAAGCAAAACAGATTGCTTTTTTCGAAGATCAACTTCCTTTATTGCGTTTGCAAACAGAGTATGAAGAATGTAAATCTCGCATTGAAATAGCGCGTTTAGATGGATTCAAATCTCGTATTGAGTTTATGCAAATCAACATGCAACTTCAAGAAAATGAAGCCAATGCAGATAGTGATGAACCAGAAAAAAAAGCTGAATAGTTATGGCAAAGGCACTTGTTATAAATAGACAAATCCCTTTATCATTGTATGACATCATTCGATTTCAGATTAATGAATATTGTTTCGTAAATAAAATTAGGTTAAGTCCAGCACAACAAGATTGTCTGGCTTTACTTGGTTTGTATGGTGAAATAAATATGTCTGATTTTTGCGAACAAGTTGTTACAGAAGACATTTTTGGTAATATGCAAACTACCAGAAATTTTATTACCAAGTGCGTTAAAGAAAAATTAGTTAAACGTAGTGGACTTGGTAACAAACTTGTTTCATTAACTGAAGAGTTGAACATACTTACAACTGGGAACATATTGTTAAACCTTAAAGTATTTCATTTTGAAACCAACAAAGGGTAGAACATTAATAAAGAAAACTGCAGATGACCTTGGGGTATCTGAAAGTCTAACACAAGATGTAGTGGATTTCTACTACTCTACTGTAAGAAAAAAGATTGAAGCAATGAAACACACTACAATCTTTCTTCATGGACTTGGAACATTAAGATTGAGTCGAGTTAAATTAAAACGTGACATTACAGGACTTAAAAAACTTCTGTCAAGTAATGAACAGGAAGACTTTAAAAAAGTCATTAGGTTTAAGTTCACGCAGGAACAACTAACTCAAAAAGAAGAAGCATTAGAAAATTGTAATAAATACTACGAACCATTGTATGAAAAGCGTAATAAAAATTTGGAAAGCAAAAGGGCAAATCCTGGAGGGGATAAAGAATAATATATTCAAAGTTGATCACATAGAAGAAATTGCTGCAGAACGTAAAAAGTTTTGCGAAGGTTGTATATTATTTGATGGAAAATGTGCAGTACCTGGAACTGGTCCTTGCTGTGGCGATTGTGGTTGCTCAATGAAATTAAAATGGAGATCATTGTCTGCATCTTGTCCATTGGAAGAACCAAGATGGAAAGCAATTCTTACATTCGAAGAAGAATATATGTTACAACAAAAATTAAGAGAAGATGTTCCAGAATGATCCAACCATGATTGATTTGAATTCTATTCCAAATGGAATGACTGCAAATGATTTACTTTCAGTACATAATGGTACAGGGATGGTTTTTAATGATATTGGTTCAAGTGCATCAATTACTGAATTAAAAGCAGATACAATTTTCGAAAATCTTGGTGACATCCTTGCATTAGGATTTATTAAAAGTAATCAGTATTTTCAACTGAAGTCAATGCTAAATAGTTCTGATAGAGAATCTGCAGAAATGGCTCGTAAGATAATAACTAAACATTTACAAGTAGTATGACACAAGATTTTGATTTAGAAGATAGTTGGAAAAAACTGCTGGATTTTCATAGCAACAAACTAGACTCTCAAAGAACAATTACCGTTAGGACAGGTGAAAGAGGACATGCTATGGTAAACAAAGCAATACGTCAAAGTCCAATACGCGAGCATTTAAAAGCAGCAAGTGATTTAGGTGTAGTGACTGCAACCAGACGTGTACAATTATTTGGAATGTTAGATTCTGATGATGAAGATGTTCAAAAATTAGCAGAAGGAATCGTTTTAGGATTAAAAATATAAACTATGGCAATTAAATTTTATGCAGATGATCATAAGTACGTAAGTGCTGAAGGAACAGAACCAATAGATTGGATTAGTGTCACAAGATTAATACATTACTTTAAAGAACCTTTTGATGAAATTGCTATATCAATTGCATGTTCCAAAGGAAAGAATCCAAAGTATGTTGGTAAAACGCCTGAAGAAATTCGTGGTATTTGGAAAGCTGAAAATACACGTGCTGTAACAGTTGGCTCCTGGTATCACGATCAACGTGAAAAAGATACATTGAATTGTAATACTATTACGCGTAGAGGAATTGATTTAACGATTATCAATCCGTTAATGGAAGGCAATGTTAAGATTGCACCAGCACAACAATTAATTGAGGGCATACATCCAGAACATTTAATTTATTTAATGTCTGTTGGTATTTGTGGACAAGCAGATAGAGTTGAAGTTGTTGCGGATGTAATTGATTTGTATGATTACAAAACCAATAAGAAAATTGACACTGAAGGTTTTAAAAATGCACGCACAGGCAAAACTAAAAAAATGCTTGGTCCGTTATCTCATTTGGATGATTGCAATTTTAATGATTATGCATTACAATTAAGTACATATATGTACATGATGTTAAAACATAATTATAATTTAGAACCTGGTTTGATGCGAATTGATCATGTTGAATTTGAACTTGCTGGTTTAGATAAGCATGGGTATCCAATTGCAAAATTAGATAAAGAAGGAAATGCAATGGTTAAAAGCATCACACCATATAACATACCATACTTGGAAAAAGAAGTAATTGCTATGTTCAAATATGTACAGTTAAACCGCGAAAAAATATTAAAAAATGGCCATTAAGTTATTCGAAATTAAAGACAAAACACTTCTTCCTACAGAGCATTGTTATACAATTGCAGAGTTCAAGAACATTATTGATAATTTTCCAGAAAACCACATAAAGGTTTTCTGCTACTTGTTTTACATGTCTTGTCGCAGTGAAGAAAATCCATACTTCAATAGACCGCAAGATGGACTGGATAGAGAGATTTTAAAAGATATTAAAGCTGACTTTGATACAGAAGATCCGTTGATTATAAAAGCAATGCAGAAAGCAAATAGATTGTATGAAACGCCAACAGTACGTGCATACAACGGTATTGCAAATATGCTTGAAGAACTTGCTAATTACATGAATACTCAAACTATTACTGATGGTAGAGATGGTAACCTTTCTGCAATCATACAAGCTGCAAAAAACTTTGATGGTATTCGAAAATCATTTAAAGGTGTAGCCAAAGATCTGGAAGAAGAGCAATCATCAAGAGCAAGAGGTGGTAGTCGATTATCTTATGATGATTAATACTTAAAATATGGCAAGTGATAAATTAGGTCCTATATACAAAGAAATACCCTGTTATGATAATGGAGTATGGGGATTTGTATCGTATAAGTCAAGAGAGGAATTTAAAAATGATTTGGAAACAAATTATTTTAAAGAACCCGGTGAATATGAATTTGACGAAACAATTCAAATCTTTCAGGAACCAGGAAATCACTTTAGGAAACATGGTTATTATACCAAAGCATTAGAAGGAAGTCGAGATTTTATTAATTATTGGGATGAGCAAAAATTAAAATCTCGGAAAGGAGTATTTTTTAAAGTAGGAACTAAACAATGGTATTTACCACGTGATTACTATTTCTGGATTAACTTTTTACAAATACCAGACAAGGTTAAAAAGACAGATGACTTTACGGACATTTGGGATTCACAAATGCACATGGCGTTGTATGAATGGATAGGTGAATTAAATTACGAACATGGCGTTGTTTTAAAGAAACGTCAGTTTGGTTCTTCATTATATCACGCTGCAAAATTGCTAAATGTACTTTGGTTCGAACAATCACCAATACTAAAAATTGGAGCATCATTATCCGCCTACATCACAGGTGTAACTGGTACATGGAAAATTTTACAATCGTATAGAATTTTCTTGAATAAACATACTGCTTGGTATCGTCCAATGAATCCAGGTGGTGTTGGAGAATGGCAGCAAAAGATTGAGTACGTTGAGAATGGACGTAAGACTGAAAAAGGAAGAAAGGGTGTACTTCAATCATTATCATTTGAACAATCAGATACAGCAGGGGTAGGGGGTTTATGTACTTTATTCTTTTATGAAGAAGCTGGAATTGCTAAATCAATGGATAATACATACGAGTTCATGCGTCCAGCGATGGAGTCTGGAGATATTACTACTGGATACTTTATTGCTGCAGGATCAGTAGGTGATTTGAAACAATGTGAACCATTGAAAAAATTCATGTACAAACCAAAGGGAAATGGCTTTTATGGTATAAAAAATAAATGGATTAATGACAAAGGCGTTACTGCTGAAACAGGATTATTTATTCCTGAACAATGGTCAATGCCACCGTTCATTGATGAGTTTGGAAATAGTAAAGTTGAAGAAGCCCTTGATGCGATTAAAGAAAAACGTATTCAATGGAAAAAAGATTTGGATCCAGAACAATATCAAATTCGTATTTCACAACATCCAACTAATTTAGAAGAAGCCTTTGCTTTTCGTGGCGAAAGTATATTTCCAACACAATTAATTAAAAGCAATAAGCGCGATATTGAAGAGGGTGATTACCCATATAAATCATATAAATTAGAATATGATACTCTTGGTGGAATTGTTGCATCGTTAACAAACAAACCACCGATCAAAGACTTTCCAATACCAAAAGCAGCAGAAGATAAGACTGGTGTAATTCAGATATGGGAAGAACCCGACGAAGAAAAAGATTTCTGTACAACATATTTTGCATCTGTCGATCCAGTTGGTGAAGGTAAAACTGTTACATCAGAATCGTTATGTTCTATTTACATTTATAAAAATCCTGTACAAGTACAACGAGTAAAAGAGAATGGTGAAGTTGAAGTACACATTGAAGGCGATAAAATTGTTGCTTGTTGGTGTGGTCGTTTCGATGACATTAATAAAACCCATGAGCGTCTGGAAATATTAATTGAATGGTATCAAGCGTGGACAATAGTTGAGAACAACGTACCATTATTTATTCAGTACATGCAATTCAAACGCAAACAGAAGTATTTGGTTCCATCATCTCAAATGGTTCTTTCTAAAGAAGTACAGGCATCAAAAACTCAATTCCAACAATATGGTTGGAGAAACGTATCGACTCTGTTTAAAACAGTTATGTTAAGTTACCTAATTGAGTTCTTAAAAGAAGAACTGGATGAGGAAGTTGATGAGAACGGTAAAGTGTACAAAAAGTATTTTGGTATCAGCAGAATACCTGATATTATGGCCATGGTAGAGATGGAACAATATCAACCAGGAGTAAACGTCGATAGGTTGATTTCTTTGGGTGCATTGATTACCTTTGTTAAAATTCAGGAATCAAATCGCGGTTTAAAGAAAAGAGTTGAATATGAAGACGCTCAATATTTGGAAAATTCAGAAAATTTGTATAAATTAAATAGAAGTCCTTTTAAAAATATCGGAATGAACAAACAAAGTAGTAGCTTTACTAAAAGTAGAAACCCATTCAAAAATTTAAAATAGCATGGAGTTAATAAACGCAATGGACATTAAGAAAGGTAAAAAAACCAAAAAAAGTAAATTTGGTGTATTTACCCAACCAATACAGTTTTTACCTGCTGATGAAAAAGATGATGAGTGGTACAGGCATAACATGGATTGGTTAGAATGGCAAGGAATTAAACAAATTTCTAGCAAGGCTCGACGTATAATGAAAAATTATAAGTTGGCTAAAGGTACAATCGACAAGTCTGATTACATTCCTACTGTAGAGAATGACATGACAGAGATGTTGGAAGTTCTTACTGAAGATCGCGATAGCGCAATGGAATTAAAATTCTATCCAATCATACCTAATGTAATCAATACACTTGTTAGTGAATTTGCAAAAAGAAATACACGCATTGATTATCGTGCTATAGATGAGTATTCTTTTAATGAAATCATGGATAAAAAAGTACAGGATATAAGTTCTGTATTGATTGAACATGCACAACAAAAGTTAATGGCTCAAATGCTAGAAATGGGAATGGATCCTAATTCTGAAGAAGCGCAGCAACAACTTGATCCAGAAGCATTAAAAAAACTTCCAGGAATTGAAGATTTTTATTCTAAAAAATATCAGACGTTGGGTGAGCAATGGGCTTCTAAACAACATGCAATTGATGTCAATCGATTCCGTATGGATGAAATGGAAGAAGTTGCTTTTAGAGATTCATTGATTGCTGATTGTGAATTTTGGCATTTTAAAATGTTGGAAGATGACTACAACATTGAATTGTTGAACCCAGCATTAACATTTTACCATAAATCACCAAGCACACAATACATCTCACAAGCAAACTGGGCTGGTTGGATTGACATGTTAACTATAGCAGATGTTGTAGATAAATATGGTTATTTAATGACAGCCGATCAATTAGAAACACTTGAATTGTTGCATCCTGCACGTTCTGCTCGTTATATGATTGATGGTGTTCCAAACGATGGTTCTTTGTATGACTCTGATCTTTCGGTTGACGAAAATAGAAAAACAGGTGTTGATATGAAACGCCATCTTACTTACATGGATAATGCATACGATGCGCATGACGTTGTATCTTGGATTATTGGAGAAAGTGAACATACAGGGCTTTTGCATAATTCAGAAATGCTACGTGTTTCTACAGTGTATTGGAAAACACAAAGAAAGATAGGACACTTAACAAAGATTGATGCAGATGGTGCAGTAATAACATCAATTGTAGATGAGCATTATTTAGTTGTTGATCAACCAATATATAACACCACCTTCACTGAAAATAAAACTGAAAATAATTTAGTATTTGGTGACCACATTGAATGGATTTGGATTAACCAAACTATTGGTGGGGTTAAGATAGGTAACAACCGTACAATCTTTAACACAAATCAAGATAGTGATTTCGATCCTATTTATATTGGTGTTGGTAGAAGAACTCCTGGACCATTACGTTTTCAATTTAAAGGTGATCAAACATTATACGGATGTAAACTTCCAATCGAAGGTCGTGTGTTTTCAGATAGAAATACTAAATCAATTTCATTAGTTGATTTAATGAAACCTGCACAAATTGGATTTAACGTCGTTAACAACCAAATCTCTGACATTCTTATTGATGAGATTGGAACCGTTGTTGTACTTGACCAAAATGCATTACCAAAACATTCTATGGGTGAAGACTGGGGGAAAGGTAACTTGGCTAAAGCATACGTAGCAATGAAAGATTTTTCAATGCTTCCATTAGATCCAAGTATTGCTAATACAGAAAGTGCAACCAACTTCCAACATTACCAAGTTTTAAACATGGAACAATCACAAAGATTGATGTCACGTATTCAACTTGCTAATTATTTCAAACAACAAGCAATGGAAGTTGTAGGGTTAAATCCTCAACGTATGGGCCAACAACTTGGTCAGATAAATACAGCAACTGGTGTAGAACAAGCAATGACTGGTTCATTTGCACAAACTGAAACATACTTTGCACAACACTGTGATCAATTAATGCCGCGTGTACACGAGATGCGTACTAACCTTGCACAATATTATCATTCAACAAAATCATCAGTTCGTTTGCAAGGAATGATTGCACAAGACGAAAGAGCAAATTTTGAAATCAATGGTACAGATTTATTACTAATCGACTTAAATGTATTCTGTAATACAAATGCAAATAATCGTGCAATCCTTGAACAGTTAAAACAATTATTTATTTCTAATAATACAACTGGTGCTTCTGTTTACGATTTAGGTAAACTTATGCAGTCGGACTCTTTAGGAACAATCAACAATGCATTAAAAGCAATTGAACAAAAAGCAGATGCTCGTCGTCAAGAAGAAGCGCAACAAGCACAACAACAACAAGAAGCTGAAATCCAAGCAAGACAGCAAGAAAAACAAATGCTTATGGATCATGAATCCAGAGAGAAAGAAAAAGATCGTAGAAATCGTTTATTGGAAGCTGAAATTAAATCTTCTGGATATGGAGCTCAACAAGATATTAATCAAAATCAAGAATCAGATTATACTGATGCAATGAAAGAAATTAAATCTTCAGATGAATACCAACAGACAATGGGGTTTAATCAAGAAAAAGAAAACAATAGAAACAACATTGCTCAACAAAAGCTTGATTTAGAACGTGAAAAACTAGCAACTGATAGCAGAAACAAACAAATGGATTTTGCAATCGCACGTGAAAACAAGAATAAATTTGATCAGAAAAAACCTAACAAGTAATGATTTGTTAGGTTTTAACTATAGTATGTTTCAAAACTAAAGTGTACTTAAAAATAGTTAAACATATTATATTTAAAAACCAATATTTTTGCGTATATTAATTATAGTCAGTAATAAAACCAACACATTATGACAGAAGAAGAAAGAGCAGCTGCAGATGCAGCAGCAAACGCTTCCACTACAACGGTAGAGGAAGTTGATTTTGATAACTTGGATGAATTATTAGGAATTGATTCCGCATCGATTGTAACTGGTACAAGTACCAAACCTTCGGTTTTAAATTCAGGCAATGTTGACACATCGTTCCTTGACAATGACATTGATAGTGCTACACCTGAAGCATTAAAAGATGCAAGCAATGATCAATTAAAAAATGCAGTTGCGAGTGCAGTAGATTCTAATTTATCTGATGATGAAGAAGATGAAGACGAAGCTCCTGTTAACAAAGGTGGAAGACCTACGTTAAGTAAAGATGCAATGATTGAAGCAGCAAAAAGTCTTATCGAAGACGGTACGTTGCAAGCATTTGATGATGATAAATCTTTAGAAGATTATACGTTAGCTGATTTCAAGGAATTGATTCAAGCAAACATTTCTTCACAGGTTTCCAGTGCTGCACAGAATGCACCAGTTGAACTATTCAAACAATTACCTGAAGAAGTTCAAGCGGCTGTACATTATGCATTAAATGGTGGCCAGGATACAAAATCAATTTTTGCACAACTTGCAAAGGTTCAAGAAACTTTTGATTTAGATGTTACAGTTGAAAAAGATCAAGAAGATATTATCAGACAATGGTATCAAGCTTCTCAAACTTTTGATACAACAGAAGAAATTGAAGATGAAATTAATATCCTAAAAGATAGAGGGGATCTTCAAAAATTTGCTGAAAGATACAAACCGAAGTTAGATTCAAAACAAGCAGAGGTTGTTGAAAAAAGATTGAAAGATCAACAAGCATCAAAAATTAGAAAAGAGGAAACTCAAAAAGAGTACACGAATACAATATACAAAACACTGAACACTACAGAGCTTAATGGGATTCCATTAAATTCTAAAGTTCAAAACATGTTGTACTACGGTTTAGTTGATTCAAGTAAATATCAAACTGCAGAAGGGAAACCTACAAATGCTTTAGGATATTTGTTAGAGCAGCACCAATTTGGAAAAAATGCAAATCCATCATTAGTTGCAGAAGCACTATGGTTGTTAGCAGATCCAGATGATTACCGTAACAACATAAAACAAATAGGTAGCAAAGATGCCAATGCAAAAACGGTAAGGATGTTAAAGACAGAAGAAGCTTCAAGACAAGGTTCATCTTCAGTAACTGATACCAAAGAAGGAAGTAACCAACGTGGTACGTTGAAGAAAAGTGCAAGAAACATTTTTGCAAGATAAATTAGTAATTAATAAATAACAAATAAATGAGTACACCAGTTTTAAATAATGGTATGTTCCTTCGTGACAACCATTACACAGCGAGCTCTCATGTGGATTCTTACCACTTAATGAACTTGATGAAAGACGCACAACCTGATGATTTAGGTCCTATTGAATTATGGGCTCAAGTTAAAAAAGTTGAGATGCCTTTATATCAAATGTCTTCATTCAACGGTAAGAACGTAATTGAGGTTCAACACCCAAGAGGTGAGTATAAATGGAGCACACCAGTTTCTGAAGAACTTCCGTTCATTGTTGAGGATTTAGATCCAAACAACACGAGCAAAGGTTTAGATGGTACACCGTTTAAAATCAAAATGAACAAAAGAACTTTTGGTCATGGTGATATAATCACTTATGATAAGTTCAATGGTAAAGAGTTATATATCACTGACGAGGACATCCTTGATTTAGGTGATGGTGTAATCTATACAGTTCAAATGCCAAACAATGATTCTGAAGGTGTATTTGATAACCGTTTCTTGACGAACAACACGTATTTCTTTAGAGTAGGTTCTGCTCGTGGTGAGTACGGTGAAAGATATTCTGATCTTTCTATGACTCACTCAACTCGTGAGTTCTACAACTACGTAGGAAATTCAGATGCACACGTGCATTACACAATCTCTTCTAAAGTTAAATTGATGGAGAAAGGTGGTATGAAAGTAGATGGTTCAGTTCCTGTAACTGAAATCTGGAAAAACTTTGATACAACTATGGATCCTTCTATCAATACATTAGAAGGTATGGTAAAAGAAAGAGGTGTTGATTACGTGAAAAAAGCACAAGAGAATGGAAATCTTGTTCGTTCTTTCATCACGAAATTAGAAGCAGCTCACCTTTCTAAAATTGCTTATGACATCGAAACTTACCTTATGTGGGGTAAAGGTGGTCGTATCAAGCAAGATGGACCAGATGATTTACGTTTATCAGTTGGACTTTGGAAACAATTAGATTTGTCTTTCAAACATGTTTACAACAAAGCTGATTTCCGTTTAGACATCTTCCGTTCTGAAATCTTCAACTTCTACAATGGTAAAGTTGACTTCCAAGGACCAGACTCTCAACGTCAGTTGATCGTACAAACTGGTATGGGTGGTATGAGATTAATCAATGAAGCTATCAAACGTGAAGCAATGTCTTCTGGTTTGGTTATGAATGCTAAAGAACTTGGAGCTGTTAAGAACCAAGGGATGGATTTAGGTTTCGGATTCTCTTTCACAGAGTACATGATTCCTTTCTTAGCAAACATCAAGTTTGTATTGAACCCTGCTTTCGATAACTTGCAAAACAACGAAATCGAAAACCCAATCATCGATGGTCATAGATTGTCTTCTTATTCATTCATTATTTTCGACATCACTGAAAATGGTAATGATAACATCAAGTTGTTAAAATCAGCTTGGAATAAAGACCTTCAGTGGAGATACGTGAATGGTACTATGGATTACCTAGGAAGAACTCAAGGGTTCCAATCTTCTGGTAACTTCAATGGATACCAAATCTACATGACGCAAGCAATGCCTGCGATCAAAGTAGAAGATCCTACTAAAGTATTGAAAATCGTTATGAGAAATCCTTTAACAGGTGGTTCTTTATAATTAGAATATTCACTAAAAGAAGGAGCTGGTAACCACCAGTTCCTTTTTTTTAAACTTAATTATTATGTCTTTAGTAAAATTAAACGCGTTAAAAACGCCAACTGTTTTAAAAACTGCAGATTTCGAAACATTTGAATTCGCAAGATTAGCACATTTGAACAGCTTAATGGATCAAATTAATGCTGCAAATGGAGCTGTAAAAGCAGCTGGTGCAGTAACTTTAACTCCTGTAGCAACAGGTGCAACAGTTGCACAAACTATTACTACGGTTAATGCAAATTTAGTTTTGATTGAAACAAAATTAAATTTGATAATCGCAGCATTATCATAAATTGCAAAGCAGCTTCTTCGGAAGCTGTTTTTTATTAAATTTGTCAGTACAAAATTAAACCAACGAACATGAGTACAAAAAATTTAGGAGCATTGGGAAAAATCGCTATCAAACCATTTAGCGATCCTGATGTAGAGAATATGGGTTTAGAGAACTATAACTATGTAGTTTTCCCCAACACGTTTCAAGTGGAACCACTTGCAGCAATAGAACAAAACGGTAAGATTCGTTATTTGAACGGATTGTATGAGTTTGCACCAGAGATTAAACAAATCACTGATGAAGCTAAAAAGAAAGCTGTTATTAAAGACATTAGAGAAACGGTTGCTATGCTTGAAAGAGAAAGAGCGTTTAATCATATTGATGTTGACGACAAAGACTTTTGGAGTAAGGTAGAAATGTTTGGACCAAACAATTCTGAAATTTGGAGCAAAGTGTTATTGAAATTAGGAAACGATGACGTTTATTTAGATCCTGCAAATAACCTTGACCATTTACTTATCATCAAAGGAATTGAAAATGGTGGTTTTTCATTAGTGGCAACAAGTTGGGAAGACTGTAAAAGAAATAAAAAGAAATGGTATTTAGATAGACAAATCGATACTATGGCTAATAAAGTTTCTTCAGTTAAATTGAAAAATAAAGCTTTGGCTTTATTGAATACTTTGTCTGATGAAGATCCAAGAAAACTATATTACATTGCTAAAAACATTGTTAAAGATAGTATTCAGTATAGCAATAGAACATTGCCTGATACAGTTTATTCTAACTTGGATTCATATATACAAGGATTGTCATACGACAGTGATAAAAAGCGTTGTGCTTCATTGTTTATTGAACATGCAGAAATGTCACATGATGTACTTAAATTGAAAGCAATTATTAAAGATGCATCTTTCCATAAATACATTATCGTTAAAGCGGATGGTGTTTTATATGAAGAAACTGAAAACATAATGCTTGGAAGAAACAGTGCGGATGTTTTAGAATTTTTAAATAATCCATTAAATGAAGACATCCTGGACAAATTGATGGCCAGAGTTGAAGCATTATGGGCTAAATAAATTGATATGGCTACTCCAGCTTGGACAAGAAAAGAAGGAAAGAATCCTAATGGTGGATTAAATGCTAAAGGTAGAGCTTCTGCGAAAGCGGAAGGCTCTAACCTTAAAGCACCTGTTAAATCAGGAACTAATCCAAGAAGGGTTAGTTTTGCAGCAAGGTTTGGTGGTATGGCTGGTCCAGAAAAGAAACCAAATGGTGAACCTACAAGATTAAAACTTGCATTAAAAGCATGGGGATTTGGTAGTAAAGAAGCAGCAAGAAATTTTGCAAATACACATAAAAAGAAAAAGTAATGGCAAAGACAAAAACTACCACAAGTTCAAAGAAATCAGAGTGTGCAGAAAAGGTTAAAAAATCTTTTCAAGCAGGAATGATGATTGGTCGTAATATAAAAAAACCTGCTTCTAAAAAGAAATAGTTATGGCAACAATAACAACTGGTGGTGAAAAACACAGAGTTTATAAAAAAACCACTAAAAGCGGTAAAGGTAAGGTTGGTGATATTATGGTGAACCATCCTAGTTCAAGTAATGGAAAGTCAGATACAATTAATCTAACTAAAAAAGCTGGATCTAAAACAATTAAACATGGTGAATCTGCTAGTAAGAAATGGCATAAAGATAATCCTAAAGTGCCTAAAGGAAGCCATGTAATGCCTAACGGTAAAATTATGAAAGATAGCGCACATAAAAAGAAAAAGTAATGGCAAAAGTTAAAAAAGGAATGGGTTTTAAAGCAGCACAAAAAAACATTGCATCTAAACAAGGTGTATCAATGGAAAGTGCTGGTGCAATATTAGCATCATCTGCACGTAAATCATCACCTGCTGCAAAAAAGAAAAATCCAAATTTAAAAAAGGTTAAAGGATGAAAAATTCAGTAATCAAAGTAAAGGTTAAACAGCGAATGAATAAACTTGCTAGTAATGACTATGATAACATCATGGACTGGCAAATCGTAGAAGCATTTAACAAAGGTATGGTTGGTTGGTGTCGAAGACAAATTCAAGGAACCAATCTTACAAAAACTGGAAATGAATCTTCAAATAGACGTATAGATGATATTCAAGTATTACTTACAACTCTTTCTATGCAGTTTGGAAAGAAAGATGGGTACTATGCATCAAACTCTTTTCCTAAAGATTATTTCCAGTGGAAAAGGATAAGTGCTAAAATGAAAGCAGACTGTTGTGAACCAAGACCTGCTATGATTTATTTAGCTGAAGAAGGAAACGTGGATGAATTATTACGTGATGTAAATAAAAATCCAAACTTTCAATGGGCTGAAACTTTTTGTACAATGGGTGGTAATGTAATTAAAATATATACCAACAATAAATTTGATGTTCAGGACATAGTGCTAACATACTTTAAACAACCAAGAAGAATTCAAATTTTAGGAACAGTGGATCCTTACACCACACAACCTTCTTTAGAAGAAGTTGAATGTGAATTTAAAGATGATGTAATTGAATTACTAATTGATGAATGTGTAAAAATCATCACAGGAGATATTGAAAGCATTACAGCAAATCAAATTGCTGAACAATCAGTAGAGCAAAATAATTAATCGTGTAATCAATAAATATAAATAAAAATGGCAGTAGCAAAGAAAAAAGCCGCACCTGCAAAAGGAGCATGGGTTCCACCATGGGCGAAGAAAGCCGCACCAGCAAAGGCTGGAGCAAAAAAAGCAATGCCTAAAAAATCAATGGGCGGATCATCAAAAAATAAATGTTAAGAAAGTCTTGCATTTTTGAAAAACATTTTGTATATTATTTACTTAATGTATTATTTAATAATTAAAAACTGTAAAAAATGAGTTATTTCAATTCATCCTTTCGCAAGTCTTTTGTAGGCTCAAAGGGTACTCAAGCATCAGTTGCTAACACGACTGTAGCATTAAACAACGGTTTCGTAATCGAAGCTGGTGTTCACACAAGAAGTTTATCAAAATCTGCTGCTCCCTATGGATTAGGCGCAGGAGCTTATGGTTTCTTTGATCCAAAAACTTTCAAATCTGTTTTAACAGGTGTTGTTGGTGGTAGAGCGGTTCCATTACATTTAGCGGCTAGTTCGTTAATGAAAGATGACAAAATCGGTCCTTTCCATGGTGGATACAATGAAGCAAACAAATCAAAATTGATTAATCCTTTGCACATTAACAAATTCTTTAAAGTTGTTGGTGCTGCAGCTGAACAAAATATTGTTCATATTGGTGCAACAAATTTAGATAACATTGTTGCTGCAATCACAACTGGTGGTACAATCACTACGAATGGTACATTCCAAGACTTACCAACAACTGGTGGTGCTGGTACTGGATTAACTGTTGACGTTACTGTTGCTGGTGGTATTATTACTGCAGTTGTTGTGCGCGATAGAGGAAATGGTGCGTATGTTTCTACCAACGTATTAACAATACCTACAAATGCTCTTGCTGGCTATACAGCAACAACTGCTCCAACAATCACATTGACTGTTGCTCCTTCTTGTGCAAACTTTGATTTCTTATGTGGTGAAACATATAACTTGAGATTAGACTTGTATGGTTCTCCAGTGTTAAGATTGTTAAATCATGATGCTTATAGAACATTAGCTGCTTACACAGGATGTTGTGCAAATGGTGCGGTTCCTTCTGCTGTTGATTCTACAACAGTAATGATTGATTGGGCTAAACAAATCATGAATGATGTATTCTTGAAAGACTTTATCCAACCTATCGTTTATACTGAAGCTGGTGTTAAATTAGATACTTTGGCATTAATGGATGCATACGTTCCTGTAGCTCACGTTGCTGGTAAAGTTGCTGGTTTACGTTTAGTTGGTGCTTACATCGATACTGAATTTGGAACTTGTTCTTTCCAAAAATCTGATTTCCAAGAAAGAGAGATTGTAAGAATCAAAGCATCTTTGACAGATTTAACTGGTCTTCCATGTGACTTCAAAGGTATTTGTGTTCAAGAAGAATTTGCTGGATTTGCTGGTCAAGGTTTTGGTAGAACTGTATTGAAAGACGTTATCTTAGATGAGTCTTATTTACAAAATCATTTCCATGATGATGTAAGATTGCGTCAAATTAATCAAGGAGATCAATTGTTTACTGCAATTCCTAATGTGTTATACACACGTTACGTAATTCAACACGTAGTTCCTCGTCGTAATAATCCATCAAGTGTTTATGATGATGATCAATATTCATTGGTTATCTATGTACCAACTGCTTCTGGAGCTGCTACAGATTTCGAAACATTTATGGCTGCATGGTTAACTGCTGCTGGACAAGGTGTTGCTTTAGAAACATTTGCTCATGCAACATTTACTGCTGCTGCATTGTAAGAATTACAATTAAGTTTCTTCATAAAAAGGAGGATGGAGGTTTCTCTATTCTCCTTTTTTTTTAACTTTGACGTTATGACAAATAAATTAAGTTTAAATATTCCTGATATTCAAACGGATTGCATCCTTCGAATTGAAGATACAAGTTGGTATGAACCAATTATGCCCTACCTTTGCCCTACACTTCAAGTGTTAGTTCCTGGGTTTAAAGATTGTGTGGAATTTAACACTACCACTGTTCCTATAGTAGTACAAAAAGGATTTATCTTTAATCTAACTGCATGTGAATTAAAACTACAAGGTACAAACTGCGGTGTTTTATTTAGTGAACTTCCTGATGGGGTTTATGTAATTAAATATTCTATATCACCAAATGAACAATTGTACGTAGAGTATAATCATTTACGCACAACTGCAATCAAAAAACAACTGAAAGCAGAGTTATGTAAATTACAATTAGGTGCTTGTGAACCAGGTGCGGAAACAGATGCAAAGTTTAAAGACTTAATGCGCATCAGTGGATATATAGATGCAGCAAAAGCAAGTGTTGAATATTGCTTAGATGCAGAAAAAGGTATGGTTATATTTAACTATGCTAAAAAATTATTAGATGCTTTTTCATGTAAAATATTTTAATTATGGCAGTTTCATGTTCAAATTGCGGTACTTGTACTTGCGGTGGTTCTTATTTAGTAGTAGCATTAAACGGAGCACAATGTTGTTCTGTATGCGTTAATTTGTACAATTCTCAAAATACTCCAGTACAACCTGCACAGCCAGTTGTACCAACTGTTAAAACCAAACAATAATGATACTTGATATACTTACAGGGTTTCAACCAAGGTTTCTTTATTTTGATTTAGAGGACTACACTGGTACATATTACACTTTTAGTGACGAAACAACTAATACTGATAACAATGAATATTATCAACTCGTTCAATGTTGTGATAATGAACCTTGTAATGTTGGCGGCAAACCCACAATATTTTCTTTTAGTGGTACAACTAATGGAGTACACCCAGATGATTTACTTGAAAAAGTTATTACATCTATTACTGATGAAAGTGGTAATGTTGTTTGCGGTTGTTTCAAGTTAGAAGAAGGTTGTTTAGTTGATGGTATATCTGTCATTCCTTTTGCTGAATACTTTGTTGAGGTAGAAACTGTTGGAACTTGTGCAGAATGTCTTCCTGATCCAGTATATGAAGAACCTGGCATGGTAGTTACTAAAAAAATTATTTATGCTGAACCAGATTACAATAAACTAGATCCTGAAAAAGTCGAAACAATTATGTGTACTTTTGCAGATGTCATTTTTAAAGAAATTCAGACATTAAAATTTGGAATTAAATTTTGTTGTCCTTCAGATTTCACATCCGCAAAAATTGACATGGAAGTTTTGAAGTTGGATTTAATTACTGACAACTCTATTTGTTGTCCATAGATTTGCTTTTTATTAAAAAATTAATTATATTATAGTATGGGAAGACCGACAAATACAAAACCAACAGGATGCGTCACTACATCAAGCAATTGTGTAGTATGGCAAGGACCTGATATTCCTTTTTTACAATTATGTAATGGGGATACTATTAGTGAAGTATTGGCACAATTTGCAGAAAAGATTTGTTTGTTGTTAACATATACAGATGTTTCAAATTATGATGCGTCTTGTATTGCAGATACTTGCGACTTAAAAACATTCATCGATTTAATTCAAGCAATTTTAGATGAATTATGTACAATTAAATCTGGCGGTGCATCACCTACATCTACTGGAACTGTTGCATCAGGTTGTCCTGATTGTGAAGTTGTTGTAGCTGGTTGTTTTGAAGCGCAAGCTGGTGGTACTGTAACACAAATTAATAATTATGTTACTTTAATTGGATTAAAAGTTTGTGACTTTTATACAACTCTTCAAAATCAAAATCAAACTATTGCTAACATGCAAGTTTCAATTTTAGATTTACAAACTAAAGTTGATGCATTAATTACAGGATAATGGGAAATTCAATCAATATAAATAGTCCAGTGTGTTGTAACACTCCAGTAACTCCAAGTTCTTGTGTTGTTTGCAAACATCCATTAGAGTATTTGATAGATCAAATTTATAACTCTGATGTTGATCATGATCTTGATAATTTTATTGCAAAAGCTACAACGCTATTGAACAATGGTATTATTACATCAAATGATTCTGGCCTTTGTTGTCCAGATTGTAATGATAGGTATGGATTTTATTTTTTAGGCGGTTTAGCTAAATTTAATGCATTGTCTGTAACTTTTAAATTTAATACAACTTCGATTTCATGTAAAGCACCATGTTGTTTAAATATTTATGCAGACAGACCAACTCATGCAATATATAGTGCTAATATTAAAATTAAACCAGAATGTTGTAATACCAGTTTTACATCTGATGTAGCAATTCTTGGACAAATGATAAATAATCCTGCATTGTTTTCATCAATGGGATTAATTGAATTTAACACAATAAAAAACGCTTCTTCTATAGGAACATTAGTAACATCTATATCTGCAAAATATTCAGGTATAACTGAAATAGAATGGAGTGCAATATTTACAGCATTATTTGATACGTTAGGTATAGTAGTTAAATGTTTTGATTGTGGTATTATAATCGCTAGTACAAACACTTTTAATGCTTGGGCTGTAGCAAACGGTTATAATGATAAAACATGTTCTTAAATAAAAAATTATGTCAGTAGATTGTAATATACCAACACCATGCATAAACCCATTGGTGTTTTTAATTAAAGAAGTATTTGGAAAAGTTTCCGATGGTGTTTCAATTTCTGTAAGTTTAGATACAGTTTTAGATGCTGGAATTTCTATTACATCTAGTTCGAACTTTTGTTGTCCTGATTGTGATTCAAAAAATGGTTTTTATTTTTTAGGTACAGCATATCGTTTTAATGATTTAATTGAAATAAATGGTTTAGGTAACACATTACCTTATGGTGTTCCTGAAGCTACTCCTTTTAATAAAAATTTAAAATATAGATGTTGTGTTAATTATCAACTACCTATGGAGATTCGCGGTGATTATTTTAATCAATTTAAACCAACTGAATCTCAAATTGAAGATAATATAATTTATGATAAAACGCCAACTTGTTGTTCAAATGATTTTGTTTCTTCAATTCAAGAATTAGTTAAATTAACTGGTGCAGATGATACTGTAATACAAAATGGATTAGTTGAAGCATCAACTTTTGGTGGAAAAAGTGGATTAGGCATAATGCTTAATTTTTTAAAAACAATTTCACCTGCATTAAGTAAATTAGAGTTAAGTGCGTTTTTTATACAATTATTTCAAAGAGGTATAGTTGTAAAATGCGATGGATGTGATATGACAATTATGACAACCAATCAATATTATTCATACTTAACAGGTTTTTACAACAGAAGTTAATAAAATTAAATAATAAAATTATGGGATGTTCATCATGTAATCAAAGCACACCAACTCCATCTGTACCATGTGCAGAATGTAATCCAGTTGTGTGTGCAACACCACAACCTTGTGCAGAAGTTGTTTCATCTGAATGTGTATTACACGTTGGTGAAAATAAATTTTGTGGTTTAGATAAGATCTATTCTAAAGGAGATTCACTTGCAAAAATATTTGGATCAATAACAGACTACTACTGTGAAAAAACACATACACCAGAAGATAAAATTGTAGGTGGCGTAACTATCTATAATGAAGGAGATGATATTAATATATCATTAGAAAGCGTAGTCGATTATTTTCAAAATTTATTTTCAAATTTACCATCACCTACTGGTGCAACTATTGTTGATATTACACATGCGAATTTATTAAATTTAAAAATAAATAATACTTTGCAACGTGGTGAGTATTATAGAATAACAGACTTTGCTACAATGTATGATTTACCTGAATATGCAACTCCTGTTACACGTGCTCTTCCAACAACATTGCAAACTGAAATAGTAAGTCCATTAATTGTATTTGCATTAAGTTCAAATCAATTACAACTTGAAGCATTTGATGTTGCATACCCAAAAGATATTATTCATTATCAACTTGAATATACAACACCTGTTGGTGGTTTTGCTACTAAAGGACGCATTCTTTATCGTAAAGATGAATATGGAAATGAAACAGATTATGATCACAGACGTGTTAAATTTAAAAGATATGCAGATGCATTAGGTGTATTTTCATCATATTATGATTTAGGTTTAGGTAGTCAATTATTTCCTACATTTAATTTTAGCGGACTTCATGTAGTTAGAAATACAAGTATAGCAGCTGGTGCATCATCTCTCGTTAACACGTTTGATTTACCTAATATAGTTTTTGCAAAATCAGCAGATAATGTAACATTTAAATCTGATTCTCAAAACGGAACTTTTTTAGATCATGTGTACAATCTATCATTTTCTAGTGAATTTAGTTCAAATTTATTTACTGGTTCTTGCACAAATGTATCATTCGCTGGATTATTTAGTTTTAATAAAATTAATTCAATGATTAATGTAATAGGTTTATTATTTCAAAATAACATTACTATAAATACATTTAAAAATACATCGATAGAAATTGATGTAGCAAATACAGATTTTACGCTTGCATTACACGTTTATGCAAATTATAATAAAAAACTGTTTATGAACAGTGCTAGTGGATTAAGGTTATCGTATTATGATTCTGTAGATTCTGAACAAATTGCTAATATAACAGATTAATTATTAAGATATGTCAAATTCAAGTTTTCAAATTATTGTTGTTCCGTTGGCTATTAATAGACCAGCATTAGGAACTTTGCCACATGTTGCATATTATGTAGATGTTGATGATAAGTATTATGTATGGAGAAATTTAGCATGGCAAGAAGTTTTTGGTCTTCCAGTAGATGGAGCAACTGGTCCAACAGGAGCTGATGGAAAATCAACTTTAAATGGTATTGTTGTACCTTCTAATGCATTAGGTAATAATGGAGATTTTTACATTAATACTGTTACGTTAGATTTATACGGACCTAAAACTGCAGGTGTATGGGGTACTGCTACATCTATGCGTGGCACTAATGGTACCAACGGTTCACAAGGTCCAACAGGTCCTGCTGGCCCAACAGGTGCAACTGGATTGACTGGTGCAACCGGTATTCAAGGTAATCCTGGACTTTCTCCAGGTGGATTAGTTTGGAAAGGTGATTATGCTGCTGGTACAACTTATGTTACTAATGATACAGCTTTATACAACGGAGCTTCTTATTGGGTATGGAATGGACCTGTAACTGGAGTTAATCCAACAGCAAATGGTGCACAATGGGCTTTATTAAGTACAGGTGGTGCAACTGGCCCTACTGGACCTCAAGGTATTACTGGCGCAACTGGCCCTACTGGTCCAATTGGTTTAACAGGACCCACAGGCCCTACTGGTCCTGCTGGTCCTACAGGTAGTGCTGGTGCAACTGGATCCGCTGGTATAAATGGTACGAATGGTACTAATGGAACCAATGGTTTAAATGGTGCAGATGGAAAAACAGTTTTAAATGGAACAACTGTTCCAAGTAACTCTTTAGGAGTAAATGGAGATTTCTATTTAAATACAAATACATACATGATGTATGGACCAAAGGGTGCTGGAATATGGCCAATTCCTGGTTTTCAATTAACTAATCCTTATATATTACCAAGTAAAACAAATGCAGAAATGCTTGCATTAACTGTTGCTGTTGGGTATCAAGTTTATAATACAGATAGAAATGCTGTTTATACATATAGTTTAAAAACAACTATTTATAATCCAATAACAGCAACGTATTCATATACTTATGGTTGGCTTTGTGAATCAATTCCTGAAGTATATACTGTTAATAGCGGTAGTGTTTTTGTATTAAGACCTTGGCATAACAATAGTATTATTTATATTAATACAAGTACTGCTATTACGATTGCTACAAAAACAGGTGTATTTTTAGATGCACTTCCGCCTGTTGGATTTACATGTACTATTATTAGACAAGGTACTGGTGAAGTAACTTTTGTTGGAGGAACAAGTGGAGTATCACCAGCTCAAACAGAAATACTTAATTCAACTGGTGCTGAAAAAAGATTAAGAGTACAATATTCATTTGGAACAATGACACTTAATTCAGCTGGAGTTTGGTTTTTAGGTGGTGATTTAAAAGTATAATTATGCAAAGTCATATAGGAATATTAAGACACAGAGATGTTAGTGTAACCCCTCCAGTTACCGGAGGGGTTTTACAAATTGGTACAGGTTCTACACGTGTTTATAATTTAATATTAAATGGTTCGGATAAATATGGTAAGACTGCTGTTATTTGGACAGCAGCTGAATTAGGTGGTCCTAAAACTATTACAGCTGTAAGTTTGTATTTTAGAAGTTATGCAACACCTAGATCTTTTCCTAATCAAGAACTTAAACTAGCAATGGTTGATCAAGCTGTTTTTAGTGCAAGTCCAGACATGTCATTTGCAGGATTAACTCTTACTGGATTAGCTACTGTTAAAGCTGCTTTTACATTTGGAATACCAAACAACAATGTATGGTATCAATTTATACTTGATACTCCTTTTGTTTACGATGGTGTAAAAAATCTTATGTTAGTTTGGGAAAATCAATGGGGTGTATATCAAGGAGATTCTGGTGGAAATGATGGTTCTACTGTTGCAAATACAGTTATAACAAAAGCAAGTGCTACTGCACCTGTTACAGGTGTAGGTACATTGTTATCAAACAGACCGAATATTAAAATACATTATTAACTTTGAAAAAAATTAGTCATGAGCGATTGCGAAAAAAATAGTTTATGTTCACCTGTTCCTAAAGGAGTACGTGGACCACGCGGCTTTAAAGGTGACCAAGGCGATAAAGGTGAGCAAGGAGAACGAGGTTTTACTGGAGCTCAAGGTTCAGGTGGTACAAAAGGAGATAAAGGAGATAAGGGTGAAGCTGGTTCGACAGGACCAAAAGGTGATCCTGGAAAAGATGGAACAGCTGGGCCATTAGGGCCAAGCGGTCCTGCTGGTGTTAATGGTCTTAGTGGGTTACAAGGCCCACCTGGAACTACAGGTAACCCAGGATTACCAGGTGATACTGGTAAAAATGGAAACTTTGTTGAACTTGCACCATATACAGGTGGTTGTAATGGTGGTATAACGGTTGTTAATAAAAAAGGAACCGACGGTAGCATTATAAGTCAGGCTAATCTTAATAATGGTTGCAATGGTTTAGATGGTAGAGGTGTAGCAGTATTTGTAGGTATCTATAGTACAGCGCAAAATTTTGCTGGTGGTGGACCTAATGGTGAACCAACAGATATAGTTTTTCAAAATATTTATGCTGGTATTCCAGGTTTTACTACTAACTTTATCGACACAACTGCTGCAGGTGGAACGTATGTTGCTAACAAATTACGCCCTGGAGATATTTGGATTAAACAATAAGTATGGGAAATTATAAAATTTTTGATGGTCAAAATTGGTTAGATCCATGTTACCATGATATTTATTTTAAAGATAGACAACTTGGATGGCAATTACTTGATCCAAAAGTAAGAGATCTTCGTTATCATGATGGTACTTATACTGCTGGTTGGCCTACTTGGAAACCAATGACATGTATATGTACATGTCCTGAAGGTAGTACATCAAATGCATTAACAGGTGCATGTGAAGTTCTTCAATCTCCTTTGTTTCCTGGTGTTCCACAAATTATTAAAAAAGCTTTAACGGAAACTTCTTATAATAAATTAGGTATAAAATTATTTAAAAGTTTAGGTGACTTAACTACACCTGCATTTGTACTTCCTTTAACATATGTTGGTTCAGTTGTTAAAGATTCTGCGTCAGTAGCAATACCTATATTAAGTACAACTCAAAGTGATTTATGGGGTAGAGATTTTCCATCAGGTAATTCAGGTAATTTAGCATTAGGTCGTTTAAATAATGCTGGTGTTTGGAATAGAACTGATACTTCAAAAGTTGTTGCAGGTGAAGAATTTGGATTTAATGTTTGTTTTAATATAGGAACTGCCAAAGAATATATTTGTGCTATTGCTGGAGATAACTATGTAAAATTAGAAGTAGCATTAAATACAATTGGGGGGGTTGGTCCATTTATAACAATATTTGATGGTTTTACAGCTCCTGCTGATACACTTTGTTTTTATCATTTACATGCTTTTCCTATTACATTGCCTGCAGGTAATCATGTTATAAAATTAACTGGTAAAAATGCAACAACACAAGCCACTTCAAAAGCATCAGTTGTTGCTGAAATATATGATATACCTTTAGCAACTTTTCAATCAACATTATTATCAGCTACAAATATTGAAGCTAATCTTAATCCATATATATATTTTTCATCTAAAAACTTAATAGGTATATCAACAGCACCTCCTGGAACATTACCAAGTGAATACACTTGCGCAAATGGTGAATTAGATGTATGTGGTGGTGTGCCTGTTTGTAGAATAGCTGTAGATTGTATTGAGAATGGTGGTGTTCCTGTTCCGGGAGTACCTTCAACAGAAGTTCAATTTGAAATTCAAGCAGATTATATTGTTCTTACTTATAAATTTTTAAAAGATCCAACAGATACTTGGCCTGATGGAAATGGGGGTGATATATATCTTACACCTTATACTCTTAATGGTGTAACAAAAGTAGTTAAAGATGATGTTCAAGGTAGAGATTTAGATACACATACTAGACTTTATGCTGGACCTGATGAAAATAATCCTTTACTTGATTCACATTACTACGGTTATTCTGCTAGACATCATACTAATACTGGTGCTGCTGGTGGTGGTGTTTTTCCAAAATATAAAAGAGATGGTGTTAGTAATTTAAACGGTTACTTTAAAAATGGTAGTATTCCTTTAACTCAAGAATCTGTTCTTTTGCATTCAGGGGATAATACAGGTATAGGTGCAGAATCAATATTAATAAATGTAAAAGAAATTAGAGCAAGATTTGGTTTAGCTGGTACAAATGTAGGAACAAATACAGCTACACAAATTTCTACTTTTATAGAATCATTTGCTGTAGAAATGAGAGCTTGGTGGCATACCAGTCAACAAACTCCAAGTAGATATCCTGTAGGTATGACTGCTAAATTTTATACAAATACTGTAGCTAATCCTATAACTGCAGTTAATTTATCTAATTTTGTATTTCAAGTTGTAGGTGGTGTTGAAACAATATTAACAACGCCACCGGTTATTGTTTGTAATAATTTAAATGCTGGTACTGCAGCAGGTTCTTACGGTTCAACAATGGGTGGTGATTTATATTATAATGGAACTGGTCAAGAATCATTAACTCCAAAAGCATCAAAAAGAATAAATGTTTTAGAATATAACTTTGTTACAGGTATTGGAAAATTTGTAAATAATAATGGAACTTTAAATACACCTGCAACTTCAACTTCATCTGCTTCACCTCAAAAACCTCTTTCAATTTAAAATAAAAAATTATGTGTATAAAATGTAAAGTTAAAAGTTGTAAAGGTTCTTGTCAAAACAGTGGCAATAATTCAAGTAGCGGCAATGGAAGCAATAGTTTTGGTGGCAATGGTTTTGGCAGTAATGGATCAAGTGGTGGTAATGGAACCAATGGCTCAAATGGTTTTGGTGGAAATGGTACTAACGGTGCTAATGGTTTTGGCGGTGTTAATGGTAACAATGGCGGTGCTGGTGGTAATGGTGCTAACGGAGCTGGTGGAGCTAATGGTGGTGCTGGTGGAACAGGATTAAGAGGACCTCGTGGTTTTCAAGGACCGGCAGGACCTCCAGGACCAGCAGGTGTTGGAAGTGGAACTCCAGGAGCACAAGGTCAACAAGGAAATCCTGGTCAACAAGGACAGCAAGGAAATCCTGGTCAAAATGGCGCGCCAGGTCAAACTGGACCTGCACCTACAATAACTATTGGCGTTGTTACACAAGGACCAACACCTGCAGTAGCAGTTACTGGAACCAATCCGTATGCATTAAACTTTACTCTTCCTAAAGGAGATCAGGGAACTCCTGGTTCTGCTGGTGCACCTGGTTTATTGGGTATTCAAGGAAACATGGGTGCTAATTCAGTTCTCTTTAAGAAAGGTGATGGTGCGGTTGCTGGTACAGTAGGTGTTAGTGGTGCAGCAACTTACACTGCTGTTACACAAATAGCAATTAGCCATACTACAATAAATGGATATGGTGGTGCTGTAGGTGCTATAAATGGTGGACTACAATGGGCTCAAGGAATTGTAAAAAACAGCATTATACAATTGGTTGATGCTCAAAATTCTGCAAACTTTGGTATTTATAAAGTAGATGGTTTAGGAGTTTCTGGAAATACACATATATACGTAGTTACATTAGTTCATGCAAATGGAAGTATTCCGGCTGCTAATACAGAAATAAGTGCATCATATAATATTCCAGGACAAGATGCAATACCAAATAATACTGGCGGCAACTCAACAGCTCAAGGCGCAGGTGCAGGTTTATTTCCTGTAGGTGGTATTATTCCATGGGCTGGTGCTGTAGGTGTTACTGTTCCAGTTGGATGGTTATTATGCGATGGTCAAATAGTTTCTACAGTAACGTATGGTGATTTATTTAGTGTAATTGGAACAGAATATAATTTGAATCCAGTACCCCCAAATACATTTTCGGTTCCAAATTTAATTGATAAAATTCCTTATGGTGGAACAGCTGCAAATACTGGAAATGAAGTTGGGGATAATGCTTCTGTTGGAACTGTTGTTGGAACTGCAACTATAGCAACATTAGCAGGAAATGCTTCTGTTACTGTAACAGGTACAGCATCTGTTACAATTGGTATTGGAAATTTACCTGAACATACACATAGTCTTACTGGTGTGTCGATTGGAGGTGGTAGAGCACAATTGATGACCGCTACTACAAATGGTACATCAGGTGATGCTAGTCCTGTAACTGCAAGAACTGGTGATTATACTAGAGTTTTAATTGGAGCAGATGGTAATTTTAATGGTGGTGATACTCAACAACAAATAGATCACACCCATACATTTTCAGGAACAATAGGTAATGCAGGTACAGGAGGTACAACTGCTGCAACAGGTACAATGTCAGGAACTGGATCTGGACCAATCACTGGAACAGGTGCCGGAACAATTACAGGTACAGCATCAGGAGATAATAGACAAAAAAGTATTACAATGCGATACATTATAAAATATTAATGATTGTCACAGAGAGGTTGGTTTAATGTGGCTGACTAGAGTTGGTCCTGGGATAATCCGGGGCCAATTTTTACTCTTTGTATTTGAACCCTCTAGCAATAGAGGGTTTCTTTTTGCTTTTTAATTTGTATTTTTGACTTAAAATTCTTATATTATAAGTTATGCAAATACCAGATTTAAAAAAAGCAAGGGTAACAGAACAAAAAGGAAAAGTAATTGAGTATGCAGAAGTTAAAGAATTTAAAAAATTGCATCCTGAATATAGTGATATTACCATGCATGATTTAATAAAGATTGCAAGAACATTTAATAAAAATATGGTAGCAGAAACTATGAATAATACTTATGGTGTAGTGCTTCCAGAAAACATAGGTATGATTTGTATTAATAATGCAGGTAAACCAAAAAAGAAATTAGTAGATTACAAGCGTTCTAAAGAAGTTGGGATAACAGTATATCATAAGAATTGGGAAACAGATGGACACTACATGAGAATTGTTTATTCCACCGGTTCAGTTCGAAATGTAATAAAGAATAATAACTTATTTTCATTTACTCCGGTACTTGAATTTAAAAGAACAGCAAGTAAGTATTTCAGAAAACATTGGCAACGGTGTTTAACATTGAGTTACAATTTTTAAATAAGTATTATGACAACAATACAAGAAGCAACGTCCAGAATAAGAAACGTATTTAAAGCGGTAAATGAAGATGCATTTCTTACAGATCGTTTGATATACAATATACTTTTAAAGTACTCTAAAGCATTAATTCGAAGACAGGATAATGAACGTAAACTTATGGTTTATGATTCTTTATTTGAAACACTTCCTTTTGTTGAATTAATTGAAGTTGATAAAATTGAAGCAAACTGCGCTGGTATTAAAACTGGTTGTACAATTCGAAGAACAAAAGAAAAACTACCAAAAGTATTTAGCGGAAGCAACGGACCAATTTTTAGAAACATAGGACCAATAGATTTTAGTGATACGTTTCAACAAGTTTCATCAACTGTTTATGTTGCTATGGTTCGTTCAACTAATTTTAAATACAACAAGACTAATTATTTTTGGTTTAATAATGGGTATTTATATTTTCCAGATATTGAATGGGAAGCTGTAATGGTTGAAGCAATGTGGGAAGATTCGTTAGATGGATATTGTGATAAAGATGATTGCACAATCATGCAAGAAAAAGCATTTAATCTTCCAGATTATTTATTTGCAGAAATGGAACAAATGAGTACACAAGAATTAATGACATTGGCAAAAATTCCAGTAGATCAATCAGATGATAAACAAAACATAATCAGATAAAATGGCAGCACACACAGAGTTAAAGTATAGAACTTACGACCAGTTATTGGCAGAGATTCAAACTGATTTTAGAAATTTTGATTTAGATGGTTTAATCAATCCTCAAGAATTTATTAAAATTGCAAAGCGTGTTAATTACGACCTTGGGTTAAAGGTTTTTAAAACACATGAAACAGTGCTTGAAATTGAAAAAGGAAAAGCAAAACTTCCAAACAATTTTAATGTATTAAATTTTGCTTTGGTAATAAGTCATCATAAAGTAACAGAGCCTGTAATTCAAGGAACACACACTGAATACATTCCTGTAGGCGGATTATACACACCACCCCCAGGTGAAGTTCATATATGTGCACAACCAGTTGTTAATCCTCAAGCAGGTCTGTGTAATTCATGTGGACAAGTTCCACAAACATGTGGTTGCAATACTTCTTGTTCTGTAACATTAAGTTGCACAGGTCAATCAATGATGCTTGTTCAAAAACTTAAATATGAAACAAGAACATGGACTGAATTTCATGCAATAAAAATTGTTGATAATGGAAATGTAGTTGATTTAGATTGTCCAAATAAAAAATGGATGTCTAGCACAACAGCGTATATTAAAAATGGATTTCTTTACACTTCTTTTCCTACAGGAAAATTGTATTTGAACTATCAAGGAATGCTTGAAGATGATGAAGGAAACTTATTGGTTCCTGATCATGATATGTTGAATGAGTATTATGAGTATGCAATCAAACAACGTGTGCTTGAAAATGCTGTTATGAATGGTGAAGCAGTTACACAAATGCAATTTCAAATTGTTGAACAAAGATTTAAAGCTGCTCGTAACAATGCAAATACATTAGTTAATACACCAGACTTTGGAGAGTTAAGAAAGATATGGGAAACTAATCGTAAAGCTCAATATCATAATTATTGGAACATGTTTAAAAGTTATTAAAGATGGCAAAGAAACAAAGAAAAATAAATCAATCAAGTCAAGAATCTCAAACTTTTGAATCTGGATTTGTATCGGACATTAATGATTTCCATCTACCTGAAAATGCATGGACGTATGCTCGTAACGCTATTAACAATTCACACAAAGGAGATTTAGGAAAATTAAGTAATGAGTTTTCTAACATAAGATGTGATGAAGCTCCATATACTATTATTGGTGCATTGCATATTGTGAATGATGAATGGTTGATATTTTCTACGAATAACTTTCAATCAGAAATTGGAAGGTTTGTAGAAGGTACATGTACATATACAAGATTGGTAAATAATGGATGTCTTGCATTTAAACAAACTAATTTAATAAAAGGTGTTGTAAGACCTACCTTTGATTGTTCATTTAAAGCATATTGGGCTGATGGTTTAAATGCTGATAGAACTATGGATATTCAAAATATTCCATGGGTGCAGGTATGTACTGACAGCAATGGTTCTTTACCTGGTGGATGTATTACATGTGTTGATAAACTAGACGCTTTAGGACGCAAAATTTTAGATTGCGATAAGATTAGATTAGAATCATTTATTAAAACGCCAAAATTAAAAATAAAGAAAGGTCCTAGTTCAGGAAGCATTAAAAACGGAAGTTACTTTTTTCAGATTTATTATTTGGTTAATGGATTAAAGAAAACAGATTATTGTGTAATGTCAAATGTAGTTTCATTGTACACACATGAAAATGTAAACAGTGCTTTAGAATTAACTTTATCTGATCTTGATACAAGATTTGAACAATATGAAGTTGTAGTTACATCTACTATAGCGGATAAAACTATATCAAAAATCTTTGGTCAATATAGTACAAACCAAACTTTTATTACAATTGATTTTTTATCACCAGAATTACCAGATGTACCAGATGAAAAAGAACTTTTTTTAGTTACAGCTGTTCCTGATAAGTCTGATGCTATTTATGAAAATGGTAATTACTTAATGCGCGTCGGTCCTACAGAAAAATTTGATTTTAATTACCAACCATTAGCAAACCAAATAGAATCTTTTTGGCAATTAGTAGAGTATCCTGATACTTATTATAAAAATGGTGGAACAAATGTAGGATACATGCGAGATGAGAATTATCCTTTCTTTATTCGATGGATTTACAATACAGGTGATAAAACAAGTTCATACCATATTCCTGGACGTGCTGCAAGTAATTATATATTACCATCCGATTCTTCATCTGCAGGTAGTTCGTTATTAGAAAACGCTGTGTGTCCAGCTACACCAAATATTATTGAATCTGGATATAGTCCAAAAGTATTTGAGGTTTACAATACCGCATGGGTTACAGCTTTTTTAGGTGTACCTACAGATGATGGTGGTACTTTAGTTGCTGAAGGTAGAATGGGTTACCATGAGTCATCGGAATTTTATGATGATAAACATCCATCAAGATGGAACTCTTCAGCACACACGTGGTCAGATGTTGGAAGTTCTAAGTTTGATTTATGTGGTAAACCAATTAGACATCATAAATTTCCAGAAAATACAATTGGAATTGGTTTTAATGATTTAACTAATCATTACAAAAGTGGTACAAGAACTATTCGTGTAATGGGTGTTGCATTTAAAAATGTTAGGCCGCCTGTAGATAATAACGGTGTACCAATTAAAAACATTGTTGGTTATGAAATTTTACGTGGAAGTCGTAATGGAAATAAAACTGTATTGTACAAAGGACTAATTAATAACATGTTTGAGTATGATATACCAAAAGTTTTAAACGGTTCTTCTCGTACTGGATTATATGCTAATTATCCATTCAATGATTTGACACCAGATCCTTTTATTTCTATAGGAAAAGATGGTTCAGGCAATCCTGTTAACACATCGTATGAGAATGTTGTTTTTGGTGCAGAAGGAAATATTAAAAACTATGTTCCGAATAATCGATATGTAAAAGATAAATTTACATTTCATTCACCAGATACAATGTTTTCAAAACCATTTTTGGTTGATGATGAATTAAAAATTTATGGTGAACAATGGGGTATTTCTAATGGTTCTTTTGTAGAACCTCGTAATCATCCTAAACATAAATTTGTAACAGATCTTGCTTTTGGTATAGGAATAATTTACGGTATTGGATTTGCTATTAGTAAAATTAATGGTACAAAAGATGTTGAATGGAGTGGTAATCAATATTTTGATCAAGCACCAGTAACTATTGGTACATCAACAAATGCAGTAGGTGTAGTTGCAGGTAAAATTACAGCAGGTATTTCTATTGGTGCCGAAGCTGGACTTAATCTTGCTGAAAATGTGACTTCATTTCTTGATGGTATCACTGGTCAATCTTGGGGGTTTTTGTCTGCTAACTATGATGTAAACTTTGCTAAAAAATTAGTTGGTCAGATTGCTGGTGCTGTTTCAGGATCTGCGGTAAATTCAGGTAATCAAACTATAACTTATAAAGATCAAAATCGTAGTCCTGGTTTATTACGCGCTGTTTCAGCAATACAAATGTTTACACATTATACAGGTGAAGGAGCAGATGCATTGTTAACAATGGTCAAAGCTTTAAATAAATATAGACAACATGCATTACAATTTCAAGCGGTGTGTGGTTATGAAAATTTCGCTAGTCCTAAAGCAACTAACAGAAGAAAGGATATTGGCACTATTAGATACCTTAATGATGGTGTCCATGATTTTTTAACTACACATGTCATAAATCATTTAAACCGTCAAGAGATGGTTGTATTAAATACTAATCAATTAATAGATAATCCAACTATTCTTGATACATCGCGTGGACAAAAAGCATCATCTCTTACATCAGGCGGTGTATTTAATACATACGCGCGCGCGGCATCATCACACTATACTGCTATCAAAACAAGATTAAGAAATCAGTATAGTCAACTGTTTGGTGTTAAACAATTACCAACACAAAGCAATTACACTGATGCTTACATACAACAAGGAGGAGTTACTATTTTTAATACATCTACAGGAATAATTTTTGGTGGTGATACATACATTGGAAGATATTCTGAAAAAAATACATTCTTTTATTTTCAAAGATGGTTAAATGGCGAACCGGATGGTGCTGAATTTAATTATAAAAATTATCAGATGTTTGAGAGTACAGCTTTCTGGATGGACACCGAACCATTTGATTTTGGTGAGTTTATTCAAAGTTTACCGAATGCAATTTATGCTGCTGTTGATGGAAATACTGTTACTTCATTTTGGAATAGTATTGTAACACCATCTGATAAACATTGTTTTGATAGAGTACCTGGTCCTCGTGGTTGGCTAGTAGTTAAAAATGCATACATCTATTTATTTAATTCAGGTGTAAAAGATTTTTATTGTGAGTCTGAATACAATTTAGATTATAGAGATTATGGTGATTTAGTTGTTCAAAAACATTATCCAATTGTTTCTGATTTGAAAACAATTTTTGACATGAACATTATTAAAACAGACAACTATTATAAAATGGATAGAAGTCTTGCTGTTTCATATTTACCTTTTACTAAATTTTCATGGAACACTATTCAATTAAATGATTATGATCCGCTATTGTATTCATCCTGTTATACATACAGGCCACGTAGATTGTTATGGTCGTTACCGCAGTTAACAGAATACAAAGCTGATAACTGGAGTGTATTCCTTCCATTAAATAATAAAGATTTTAAAAGTGAAATAGTTGCAATAAAAGCTATTGATCAAACAGGTGCATTAATTTTATTTAATAATACAGCTCCTGGAAGATTGCCTGGTGTTAATACATTACAAACTTCTAATGGTGATGAATTAACTATTGGAGATGGTTCATTACTTGCACGTGATATTCAAAATATTGTTAATGCAGATAAATCAATGGAATACGGATCATGTCAAAGTAGATTGTCTGTAGTTAATACACCATTTGGTTTATATTGGATTAACTTAAATCAAGGTAAGATATTTTCATACGCTGGTGGATTGAAAGAAATTTCATTAAAAAACAATAAGTTCTGGTTGAATTTATATTTACCATATAAGTTATTAGAAGATTTCCCTACGTATGATCTTAATGATAATCCTGTAGCTGGAATTGGATGTCAAACTACGTATGATAACGAGTATATGTTACTGTACTTCTGTAAGAAAGATTACCATTTGAGAAAAGATCTTCCTACAGGAACGACAATTGTATATGTAGGTAAAGGAAATTTTTTAGTGAATGGTAAATATCCAACAACCGTTCAAGATCCAATGTACTTTAAAGAATGTTCGTGGACACTTTCATTTGATCCAAAAGCAGCCGAGTTTATTTCATATCATGACTGGCATCCAGATTTATCATTTACTGGTAGAAATTCATTCTTAACAACAAAGAAAGGAAGTATATGGAAACATAATACAACTTGTCAAAGTTATTGTAATTTCTATGGCGTAGATTATCCATTTGAAGTAGAGTTCCAAATGAATAGTAAGTTTGCTGTATCTACTTTACGTAATGTTGAATTCTATTTAGAGTCATTCATTTATGACAATAATTGTTTTGATCGTCATCAGGTATTAGATCATGGTTTTGATGAAGCTATAATTTATAACTCGGAACAATGTTCAGGATTATTAAAACTAAAATTGAATCCAAAAAACAGTTTAGCGGACATTGTTAACTTTCCAAAAGTTCATTTGAATTACATTGATATTCTTTATTCAAAAGAAGAACAAAAATGTCGTTTTAATCAGTTCTGGGATATTACTAAAGATCGTGGTGAATTTTCTGGTGCACATGAAACTATATGGAAAACAGAAGAGAATGGTTATATTCGCAGTCTAAACATTAATAATTTAGATTATCAAAAAAATGAACTGCAACGAAAAAAATTCAGACACTTTGAAAACAAAGTTATATTGCGTAAAATTAAAAGCGGAAATGTTGAAATGCTAGTTAGTTTAGCGTTAGGTAATTTATTAGTATCGGAGAGGTAACTTTTTTATAGTTACCTTTTCTTAATTATTTTTTGTATATTAAAATATAAGTTTATAAACATGGAAAATCCAGAAGCAAACGCTCAAGCAAATCCTCAAGCAGGTCAAGCAAGTCAAGATGGACAAATGCAACAAGTAATGCAAATGGTTCAGCAAATGTTACAGCAAGGTGCACAACCTGTTGAAGTAGCTCAAAAATTGTTACAAGAACAAATGCCACCAGAAGCAATCATGCAAGTATTTACTCAAATGGGTATGCAACCTGAAGAAGCACAAGCTGCTATTCAACAAGCTATGCAAGGTGGTCAACAAGCTCAAGGACAAGGTGAAGAGCAAATGGAAGGTCAAGCATCTAATCCTCAAGAAGAAGCAGCAGAAGGTGCACCTCAAGGTGGACAACCATCTCCTGAAGAAATGGCTATGATGCAACAGCAACAGCAAGGTGCTCCACCTATGCCAGGTATGGCTCAAGGGGGTGCTCCAGATTTGCAAACGCAAGCGGATCAACTGACTGCACAAGTTCAAGCTATGATGGAAAAAGGAGCTACTGCAGAACAAGTTCAACAAGAATTAATGGCTGCTGTTAAAAATGGTGACGTTGATGAACAAGTTGGTACTTATGTTTTACAACAATTACAAGGTGGTCAACAACAAGCACCAGTTGCTCGTTTTGGTGGTAACGCTCGTGCTTTAATACAAAAAGCATTAGGTGGTGGTATGCCTGAAGTTGATCCTACATCTAATAGTTTTATTCAAGATAGACAAGCTGCTTTTGTAAAAAGCATTAAAAAGAATGCATTACTTAATGATTTTGAAAATGAGTTTCCATCATTAAAAGGAAAGTCTGCGCCAAAATTTGCAGGCGGTGGTCCTAATCCAAATGATTATAAAACAGCAGCTGAATATCAAGTTGCAATGTACGAGTATAATGCTAATGAAAAAGATGCTGCAAAGCAATTAAATATAAAAGATTTATCTTCAAAGTGGACTGCTCCAGTTGCAGAAGGATCTTCTGGTAAATGGATTGGTGGAAAATTTGTTGCGGATGCTGCACCTTCAATAGCAGAGGGTGCATCAGGAAAGTGGATTGGTGGTAAGTTTGTACAAGATGCTGCAACTACTACTACTGGTGCAAGTCAACCTCAATACTTTAATAATACACCTGAACAACAAAACCTTGCTAAATTACAAGCATCTCCTTTTGGACGACTTATGAGTAATTCAGGATGGGATCATGGTGATATGAAAGTTAATTCAAGCGGAATGCCATTGACAAATGATCCTAATGCTAAATTTACTGTTACCCATGGAGAAGCAAAGAAAGGTATTTTCGGTAGACAGAAAGTAGCATTTGATTTAGATTGGAGTACTGCAGGTAATACTGGAAACGCGCCAGGTTCAATACCAGCTGCGCCAGGAACTGCACCAGGAATAACTGAAAAAAAGGTAGGTGATCAAACATTGAAGTTTGATAAAATGGGTAATCCGTTACAAGCAAGTAAGTATAATCCAAACAACTTTATTACAGCAGATCAAGCTAATGATGAAGATACTAAATATAAACAATACACAGATGATTATACTAATTTGCAATATGATCCGATGAAAGGTACGTTTGCAGATTATAAAGTAGATAGAACAAAAGTTGATCATGACACCTGGAGTACACAAAATTGGGATCAAAAAAATCCTTTGCCTGCAGATGATGTAAAAGCAATTCAAGCTACATTAAAATTACCTGAAACTGGTGTTTGGGATGATGCACTTACAACCGGAATTAAAAAATATCAAACTGATAATAAATTCAAAGTTGTTGATGGTGTGTTAGGAAAAACAACTGGTGCTGCTTTAGCTGGTTCTTATTTTGCAAATGATGTAAATAAAGTTTCTGCAGAACATCCTAGTGCTAAATTTGCAAATGATTATCAAAACTTTGCACAGTTTGATGCTAATGCTAAAATCAAAACTGCAACAGATGCTGCAACTGCTGCGGCTGAAGCTAAAGTAAAAACAGATAAAGCGGCTGTGTTAACTAAAGCAGATGAAGCGTATGCTCAAAAAGGACGTGTATATAGAGCTTTTCACGATACACCAACTGAAAATGCTAATGAGTATCAAAAAAAATTAGATGATGTAAAAGCAGAAGAAGAAAGACAAAAAGCATTAGATGCCGCAAATCCATATACTGGTCAAAAAGCTATGGGTGGGCCTTCTGATAATGATATTCAAAATGCTCTTCAAGTTTTAAAAATGGCTTTAGGTGGCGTGACGTATAAAAATGAATACGGATTTCTTCCTAAAGCGATTGATGGAACAGGAATGATTCCTGTAGAAGGATTAGCACCAAATCCAAATAGTATGGTTTGGAATTCAGGTGCACCTGTTGTAGATGAAGCTGGTAATAAAATTAATGCAACATTGCCTGCAAGTATGCAAAAAAATGACAATATAACTATTGATCCAAATCAAGCAGCTAAATCAGGTAAAGGAAAAGTTACTGGTAAAAGTAAATTAAAAATAAGTTGGGGTGATGCTTATGAAGCTGCAAATGATGGTATGGAACGCTTTGGCAATTGGTCTGATCAAATGTATAGAAATACACCAGATAAAAATATGGCAATGAATTCAGCAATGAATACAACTCGTACTGGTATGAATGATGCTGGTAATTTTAATCAATGGGGTGAAAACGAAGGTGGTATTAACAGAGGTGACCAAGTTAATAACATGGGTAATACTTATGGAGCTATTGATACACCGCGTTTTGATGGATGGAACAGTGAAGTTATTTCAGCTATGGGTGGGCCTACGACATTTGAATATGGTGGAAAAGTATATGACCTTGGCGGTGCTTATGATATAACTGATGCAGATGTGGTCGCTTTAGAAGCAGCTGGAATTAAACTTGAAAGAAATAGATAATATGGCTCAATACAAAGTGGTAGGACTTCCTAACAGACAAGCTGATGGGAACCTAAATAAGACGGTAAAGCCGATTGATAAAAAAAAGGCTACCATTGAAGCAGAAAAAGGTGAAACAATTTGGACTAATTACAATCGTAATGTGGATAACCTTGTTGAACTAAAAGCTATTGGTGGTAAGACACACGCTAAAGGTGGAACTCCAATGGATCCGCCTTCTGCTGGAGAAGAAGGTGAAAGTTCTTCTTTCATTTTTTCTAACAACAAAAAAATGATTATCAAAGATCCAGAGTTATTAAAATACTTTGGTGAAACTGGTAAAAGTGAAAAAACACCTGCTGAAGTTTCTAAAAAATGGTTGGATGCATTAGCAACAGCAAAAGCTATTCTTAAAGATGAATACCAAGATAAAATTGCAAAAGATAGTGCTACATTGACAATGAAAAATGCAGCATTCAATCTTTCAAGTTTAGCATTGTGGCAAGAATCTAAAAAGAATTTCAAAGATGGGATGACTGATATATTCAATCCTTGGTTTGATAAAACACACGTTACGCCAGAAGAATTATTTTCAGTTGATGCAGAACAAGCACAACAAGCAACAGGTGCAATACAAGCAGCCTTTGGAGGTCCATTGCATCAAGCAGCACTTGGCGGTGATTCACAATTCTTATCATTAGGTGGTGTAAAAAAATATGTTGATGGTGGCGGTGTTGTTCCTGAATGGAAAGGTTCGGATGCTGATTTGAAAAAATTATTTAATAATAATAAACAAATTGCAGCACAATACCAATACATTGAAAGCCTTAGAGAAAATCCTGAATTTAAAAAAGCATTGTTTACTGAATACAATAATGCTTGGGCTAATTCGACAATTCATGGTAGAGATTATGGTAATGCAATTAAAAATAAAACATGGTCTGCTGCAGGTACTGAAAAAGAAGTTATGGATAACTTCATTGATATGCAAAAAAGAAATCTTGCATTAAGAGCTCATGGAATTGATTATACACAAATTGGTCAAAATGCAACTGATAAAAATTCATCAAAATATACAAGCGACTTTTTAAAAGGTAAAGGTCTGGAAAAAGATTTAGCAATCCCTGGTTCAGATAAAACTGCACAAGAGCAAGCATCGTATATTGCATTTCATCAATTAGCGTTAAATCAAAATACATATAGTAAAGAATTACAAACTGTATTATCTCCATTTGAAGCTCCTAAATTAGGAATTGCTGATGAAAGTACTTTTAATAATAAAGCGTATCCATTATCAAAAGCTGATGGTATTTATACGGATACTACTACAGGACAAACTGCAGGGTTTAAAGGTAATCCTCAAGCACCAATTACAATAAAACCTGCACCAGAAGATGTTTATAAAAAAGGTACAATCAAAAATTTAGATCCAATTCCACCATCTATTAATCCAGATGGATTCAGAATACAGGATATAAATACGATGAATCGTACTTTTGCTGCTAAACGACATATTCTTAATATTCCTGAATGGCAAAAAGCGTCACAGTTTAATTTATTAGAACCGCAGTTTGATAGTCCTGAACGTAAGATTGCAGAAGCAAATACATTAGCTGCAGGTGCAATAAGATCTGCTAGTGCGTTTGGAAGTCAAGCATCGACACAAGCTGCAATAAATAGTATTAACGCTCAAGTTTATGCTAAAGCAGCTGGTGCAATTGATGATAATTCTACAAAAAACATTGGTTTATACAATCAAGTTAATCAGTCAAACACGCAGTTAGCAAATGCTAAACATGCACAAGATGCACAAGATGCTACAAACCTGTGGGCTCAACATGCAACACGTGTACAAAACTTTGCTAATTCACATGAAAAAGCAGATGATGCAATTACTGCAGCAATAAACAATGCTTATACTGAAAGAAGTAATCGTTACAACTTAAATGTCAATAGTAACTACGAAAAAATTGATCCTCTTACAGGTAAAATCTATTTGGCAAATGCTAAACCATTAGATGGTAGAGAAACAAGTTCTGAAGATGTTGCTCAAAAATACAGCGATTTAAAATCTAAATTACCTGCAGGTACTGATGAAAAAACAGTGTTAGCTATTTTGAAAGGACAGATGAGTGGTGACTGGAAATTTAAGGAAGATGACATCTTGAAACCAGATGAAGTTAAAACTAAAAACTCTTAAATTTACATTTAATTAATACCTTTATAAAAATTACAAGATGGCAACTTTTTTAAATGGAGTAACAGATTATGTAACACAGACGCATCCAACGCAAAGTAACTTGGCGTTTGATCAACAAATGTTGCAAACAAAAGAGTCTGCGTATGTTGCAGGTCATAAAAAAATTAATGATTTATATGGTTCCATACTTAATTCAGACATGAGTAGAGCTGAAAATGTTGCTGCTCGCGATGAATTTTTTAAAGTAATCAATCATGATATTAAAAAAATGGGAGGTCTTGATTTCTCATTGGATACAAACGTACAAGCCGCAGCAAATGTTTTCCAATCGATATACACTAACAAAAATATTGTTAAGGATATGGTTTGGACTAAAAACTACAATAATGAAATAGGTAAAGCTGAATCATTTAAAAATTGTGTTGATCCTGAAAAATGTGGTGGTCAATTCTGGCAAGAAGGTGTAGATGCATTAAACTATAGAATGGAAGAATTTAAAGGGTTAAATTCAACTGAAGCTATGAGTTATGGTGATGTAACTTATGTTCCATACAACAAGGTGTTTGATAAAGCATTAAAGTATTTTAAAGACTCTGGTCTTAAAATGTCCACAGATAAACTATCAGAAGATGGTAAATACATGGTTACAACTACCAATGGTACACAATTAATTAATCCTTTAACTGCATTGTTTACAAAAGCATTAGCAGATGATCCAAAATTTACAGAGATGTATGCTACAAAAGCATTTGTTGAAAGAAAAGGTTGGATGAGAGGTAAGATTAATAACGGTGAATACAAAGATGAGAATGACGCTATGGTTGGCTATATGAATAGCCAACACAAAGTTTATACTGACAAGATTGATAGAGCAGCATCAACATTAAAAATTGATAAAGACATACTTGATTCTAAAGTAATCACTTATGAAAAACAAATCAATGAAGGTAAGATTAAAGAAGGTTCTCAAAAGTATAATGAGTATAGAGAAATTTTAGCTTTACAACAAAGTAGTAAAGAAGCAAATGATTATTTAGAGTATGTAAATAAAGTATCGGCTAATCGTAATAATAACATGAGTATTATTTCAGCCGGTAACTTATTGGATCAACAAGCTGGTGCATCTTTCATGATGGATGAGATTCAAGATTCTGCAAAAATATTAGCGTATTCTGATTATAGTACAAAAAAAGAAGTAGATGCATATAAATTAAATGAAATTGAGTTTTCACAAAAACTTACAATAGAAAATAAACGTATTGCTGCCGATAAAGAAATTCAACAAATGAAAATTGATGCTGCTGAAGCTACTGCAAAAGCACCAAAAGATAAGTCTGAAGAGTTAAATTCACAAAGAGAAGCTATTGCTTTAATGGAAAATAATTCGGATTCTAAAAAAATAGATTTTATTTATAATGCAACAGTAACCGATGGTAATCCATTAACTAAAGAAGCAATTGGAGTAATGCTTAAAGATTATAAAGACACTGGAAAATCTGATAACACATTAGTTGTAAAAGGTGTAGATTCATATTATTCTCAACTTAAAAAAGAAAAAATTAAATACAATGGATTTTTAGCAGACCAACAAGATGCTTATGTTTATCCTGATGTTGTTACTCCAGCAGAATTAGCGTCAAATGGTTTTTATACTCAAACGGATTATGTACCATTTATTAAAAAACAATTAAAAACTGCATCAGTTTCTACAACCGATGCATCAACTGATTTATTCATTACATGGGCAAAAAAACAATCAGATTATTCTAACCAAACTTATTTACAACTTGCTAAAAATTATTACAAAACACTTAAATAAAAAAAATAATTAAAAAATATTATCATGACAGATCCATTAGCAAATGTTAGAGCTACACCAAAAACGGTTGCTACTACAACTCCAACAGCACCAATTAATTTAAAAGATCCATTAGCAAATGTTAGGGCTGTTCAACCACCTAAAAAGTTTGAAACTGATTATGCACCAATTATAAAAAAACTTGGTATTAATACTAAAGATGTTGACATGGGTTTTATAGCTTCTATGTATGAAGGTCAATTTTCTAAAGTATATGCTGAAAATTCTAAAAAAGCTCAAGCAGATGCTGTTTCTAGAGCTATTACTGAACAGATAACTAATCCTAATAAAAACAATCCTTTTTTAAAACAAATAGATGTAGGGATTCCAAATGTTTTAGCAAACTTAAAACAAAAAAACAAATCATATTCTGAAGATTTTGTTGATAAGTATAAGACTTTAGAAAAGCACAATACTGCATTTCTAAAAGCATTAAAGGATGGTGGTAGTGACATGGCATCAACATACACTAATGCATATAACGCGTTTCAAGATTTTAAAACTACATTGGCTCCAGAAAATTTTAAAAACAATTCAAAGTACGTTATACGTCCGGAAGACAATAAATTCATGGCTCAAAAAGATTATGATCGTGAACATGATGGTCCATCTGGTGTATGGAATAAAAAAACTGGTGCTCCTGCAATGAGTTCTACACTTGATACTAATTTTGATTTAGGATATAAAACTATTGTTAATCACGAAAAAGCTATACAACAAACGTATTTAAAATATTCTACACCAGTTATGGGTGCTTGGACAGCTAACTCATCAAAAATATTAAATAAGTATGCTGCTGGTGGTAAAGATATAGATGAAGATGATATAGATAATGCACAAAAATCATTTGCATATACTACAGATTTATTGACACATGTATCTAAATACGGTACTGTTACAGGAGATTCTAAAAATAAAGATCGTGGTGTTGCATTAGGAATATTAAGACAAGCAAATAACATTAAAGATCCAAAAGCTAAATATGCATATCTAGCAAAACAAGGTGACGCTGTTACAAAACTTGCAGGTAGTTTAGGTTTTTATGGAACTAAATATTTGTTTGACAAACATCATGATTCTTTAAATCACGATGACTTTTATGGTAATTCTGATTCAGTTGCTGCTTCTTTTAATCAAGGTGGTGTTGATAGACAAAAAGATGAAATTTTAAAAGGTCGTCAAGGAATGGTTCGTACAGGTTTATTATTTAATAATTGGTCTAAAGTAGATTCTGCATCAAGAAACCAAGCAAAAGAAAAAATGTATGGTGAAAATTTAGATGTTGATTTATCGGATTTTGTTGATCAAAATACACTTGTTAATTCATTTTTAACAAAAGATGGTAGAGTTAGATCTCGTGCTGATTTTGAACAAACTGTGAATAGAGAATCAATGAAAAAAGCATATAAAGGTGCTAAAATTAACTTTGATGAAATGACGTTTAAAGATGGTAAATATACATATCAAGGCAGAACGGACTGGTCACCTGTAGGTATGAAAATAACTCAAGATGATAATAGACATGGAAAAAAATATGATGAAGCATACGATAGATTAAATAAAATTTTTGTTAAAAAGTTTAATGATGTTGATCCTTCTGAACGATATAAAAATTCATTGATGGTTTTATCTGAAGATAAAAATGGAAATAAAATTGGTGGATTTGGTAACAATACATCTCAAGTTGTTGCGTTAAGAGGATTAGATTTTTCTAATAAAAACTCAACAGGTAACATGGAAAAATTTAAAACCATTCAAAATGTTTTATCAATGGTTAATAATCAATCTGCTGAAAATAGTGTTTTAAATATCCAGGGTGGTGTTTATATCACCGATCAAAATATTGACAAAAAATTAAATTCATTTAAAAATGAGTTTCAAGAAAATGATGAAACTATAAAAAAATTACATTCATTTCTTAAAACTGCTGGTGAAAATGTAACAGCTGAATTTTATGCGCATCCTGGTGGCAATCGTCAGTTCAGTTCTTATGTTTTTAAAGATGAAGATACTGGTAAAAAAATGGCAATGTTTATTCCAAACGATCAATTGCAAAAAATTAAAGATCCTCATTATGCTGCATCTCAAGAATCAACTTCTGATTTTACATACAATTACACTGGTGAAAAACCTTTATTGAATACACGTGATTTTAAACAATCAAAAATAGTTAATAAAGATGGTATGCTAGTTGGTAAAACTTCAATACCTTCGTTAATCATGCCTGGTTCATTTGAAGAAATGGAATTTAACATAGGTCCTGTATCTTCAACAAAATGGGATGATGCAGAGTTACATTTTTATGAAGCTTTGAAACAATATAAGGAGTTACAAAAACAAGAAGAAAAATAAGATATGGCAAAGGTAGTTACTGGTAAAAACAGCGGTGTAGATCAAGCATCTGCAAAAGATGTTCAATATGTTGATAATAAACCTGTACAAAAACTATCAGGTGAAGACGCAAAAAAACTTGAACTTATTCAGAAAGGTATTGATTCTCGTAAAAAAAATCAAGAATTATTTAACCAGGCTTCTAGCCTAGTTGCACAAAAAAATCCTAAACGAAATGAGTCTTTTGGAAAATCTCAAAACTTTTCATACACACAAACAGATTTAAAAAGATTAAAGTCTTTTGGTTCTGATGTATTTGGTAAAGTTGGGTTTAATCCGTATGAAGATAATAACACTGCTTTTAATGCTGCTACAGATGGATGGGATGATATTGGTCGTGCTGGAACAGGTTTTTTAAAACTTGCCGGTATTGGTGCACAGGATACTTTTTTAGAAGGTTCCCTTTCAGCTAGTGATAACTATGAAGACTTTGGTGACATTATGAAAACCTATTCTTCTACACGTGAAGGTAAATTAGGAAGTGCCAGTAATGCTATGTTATCTGCTGGATATACTGCTGGTATTATTGGCGGTATTGCTGCAGAAGAAGGATTGTTAGCCATTGGTACATTTTTAAGCGGTGGTCTTGGTGGAACAGCGGCAATGGCTAGAACTGCTAAAAATTTAGAACGTGGTTTTAATGGTATAAGTAAAGCCTGGAGAGCATCTTCGCAATCAAATAAATATTTTCGTGCATTTGATCATCTTACCGATGTAAATACTGCACGTGGTTTTTGGAGTAAATTAGGTAAAGGTGCGTTTCATGCAATAAATCCTACAGCTAACACAATTGATTTTTTAAGAACTGCTGATAAGTTAAAAGATCTTAATGGTCTTGCACGTTTATCTGTTGGTGTTGGTGCTATTGTTAGAGATGCTCGTAAATTTACAATGTCACATGGTGAAGCAAAACTTGAAGCTAATATGGCTCGTCAAGAATTTGTTAACGATGAAATGAAAAAATGGCATAAGGATAATCCAGAACAAGGTCTTTCTACAGATGCATTAAATGATATTACTTCTCGTGGTAACAGCGTTTATTCATCTACGTATAAAGCAAATTTTGGTTTAATTTATGCAACAAATGCTTTAGGTCTTGATAACATGTTTACAAGCGAAAAAGCTTTAAGCAGAGCTTTTAAATTAAATAAAATTGGAAAGGCTGGATTTAATGTTGTTGCTCGTCAACCAGGATACATTGGTGGAAAACTTGTTGCTTTTGGTGGACGTGGTGGACGTGGTGCTGCTGAATACTGGGGCCAATTTGCATTAAGTGGTGTATCTGAAGGTTCGCAAGAACTTGGTCAAGACTTGATTTCAAACACAAGTAAATATTATTACGGTAAGACAGAGCAAGAACGTCAGTTACGTGGTTCTCAATGGGATGTTTTATCAGAAGACTTTGATCGTTCATACAATTCTTTATTTCATGGTAAAGTTAAAGTAAATGGAAAATGGGTAATGAATGCTGATAATCAAGGAAAACCTGCAGGATTGGAAACATTTTTGGGTGGTGCTTTGATAGGTGGTTTTATGGGCCCAATTAATACAGCGCAAAGTTTAATGTTTGATTTTACTCAAGGTGGTGGTAACAAAACATTATACAATGCTGCATTTAATCGTGATCAGTATAAAAAAGATAAAGATTCGCAGTTCAAACAAATTCAAGCTAAAGCTGAATTATTAAATGCTTTTATCAAAAATGAACACGCCTTCCTACAGGAAATTAAAAAACCAGTCTTTGCACAAAAGGCTATCCAGGATAAAATACTAGAAGCGGTTCAAAACGGTAATACAAAAGAACTTGAAGATTTAAAACAAGAAGCGTTTGGTCTTCAACTACAAACTATGTTTGATAATGATTTGCAAGATGATTTTGTAAAACATTTGAAAGGCATGGCTAAAGATGCAACACCTCAAGAATTAAATCAAGCTTTTAATAGAACTGATATTACTGAACAAAATGCTGCAGCTTTTAGAGCTAAACTTGTACAGAAAGCGGATCGTGTAAATGAACATAAAGATCAGTATGACAAGATTCAAAATGAAATGATTAATCCAATTACGGTTAGTGATTTACGTCCATCAGATAAGGACTATAGAGCTAATATAGTTAGATACCATGCATTTGAAAATCTTAAAAAAGAAATGCTTGTTTCGAATGTAAACATTCAATCTATTGCGGACAGAAATAAAGCAATGGATGAAAAATTAAGCAAGTCTTTAAATCTTTCTACAATTGAACGTGATTCATTATTGGATTCTAGTTCATTGAACACAAACATTGAAGTGTTAGAAACACAAGTAGAAGGAAGCAAAGGATTAGATTTAAAAGGTACAGCTAAACGTGACTATGATAAAGCTGTTGTTAAACTTGCAGCATTAAAAAAATATAAAGAATCTGTTGATAAAATTGAAAAAGCAGAAGTAGGTGAATTTAATGAAGGTGATCATAATGATATGTTTGATGCATACGTTGACGTATTAGCATCATTTGATCAAACAAGTGGTTTATCAAAAGAAGAACAACGTGCACTTGCTAATCGTACATTTGATTCAGTATATGACCACATTAATCTAACAAAAGAAGGTAAGGCATTTAAAAAACTTGCAAACACTTTGTCTGATCCAACGTATGCAGGAAACTTTATTGCTGAACAGGAAAAAGTTCTTAATCATATTCTTGATAACAAGACACAGCACATCAGTAACTCTTTAGAAGCATTCCAAGTTCGAAAAGAGTCAAGCAAGATGATGCAGATGTTGGCGGAAAAAGGTGTTTATTTCAGTTTAACTGAACTGGATGACCTTGTGAAAAAAGGAATCATGCCTTCTAGGTTTTATGACATTGCGACTCAAAAAGAAGCTACTGACGCACAATTAAAATATGCACAGGGTGTTGTTGAAGGATTCTATAAAAACTTAACTGGTAAAGTTATTACTGGTGGTAAAGATGGATTGGCTAGAAAAAATTCACGTTCTAAAACAGACACTCGTAAATCAAAAGACATTCTTAAACAATATGGCCTTACTTTAAATCAGATGATTGATTTGAATGAAAAAGAAGGCGATGCGTTTTTAAATAAATTAATTTCCAACAAAGACTTATCAAACACTGAACGTGAATTATTAAAAGCAGTTAGTGCTACAAAAGCAAAACTTATTTTTACTGATAATGCGGAAGCTCCTGTAATGAAAGTAGGAGATGTTGTTTACATTGATATTCGATATGCTTCTTCTGAATTTAAAGATGCGCAGGTATCGTTTGAAAATTTAGTTATTTCTGCAATAGTTCAAGAAAAAATTGCCGGAAACATTGAAGACAATGCTACATTGAAAGCTACTGCTACACGTATGATGGAACAAACCAAAGCGTTGTTTTTGAAAACTGTTCCTACAGCGAATGTAGAAGGACTATCCATGTTTAATAATGTAGAAGAATTTATAATAGAAGTATTAAATAATAAATCATTACAAGCAACTTTAGCTCAAGTTAAAGATGAAGTTAGTTCTTCTCGTCGTTCTCTATGGACAAACATGATGATTATGGTTAAGACATCATTGAGCAAAGAGTCTGCGCTTAATGGAACAATGCTTGATCGTGGTATTAACATAGCATCTCAAGCATTGGATATACCAGGAGCTATAGATGTACAGATTGAAGATGAAAAAACTAAACCTAAAAAAGAACGTAAATTAAGTACCTCTACTAACGCTAAATCTAAAACTGAAGTAAAGAGATTAAAGGATCTTGAAAAGATGGCCAGAAAGCTGAATAAGCAATTTGGAACCAATGTATCAATTGTTACGTCAACAGACGTTGCTAAAAAGATAGTAGATAGTCTTAAAAATCCAATGCATCAAAAATTTGCTGATATATTATTTGAAGCTGTTCGTGGATACGGTGTTAATGACAGAGTAATTGAATTAAGAAAATCATTTGATTCACCTGCATTAAGTCAGTTGTTACGTGACGTGTATAATAAGTCTGAATCTATTTCTGAATTGATTGAGAACTTAAAAGACTTGACTGCGTATGAAGCTGGTCAATTAGGTCCTGTGATAGACTGGTTAACTAGAAATGCAGATAATTTACAGGATGGTATAGAAGCTGTTTCAAACATATTCTTTCAATTAGATGATGCTAATACTGCTGGTTTCTATGATGAAAACACTAATACTGCATACATCGTTGCTGATAATGTGAATGAAACAACCATGTTGCATGAGATGTTCTTGCATCCATTCCTTGTTGATGCTGAAAGGAATAATGTTGACTTATATGGTCAGTTAGTAGCAAATGCTATTAGTGATGATTCTATTCGTGAATATGTAATTCAAGTATATGGTACAGAACAAGAACTTGGAACAAGACAATATCACCATGAGTTAGTTGCAAGAGCGTTTGATATTGCAGCTGGTAGAGTTATAAATCAAAAACTTAATCGTAATTTCTTACAAAAACTTAAAGAGTTCTTTCAAAGAATGTTTAAAAAGATGATGGGTAATCAACAAGTGGCTTTTGTTGATGAACTTGATTTTTTAACAACGGTAGATGAGTTAGCAACGATGATAGTAAAAGACCGAACTCAATTTGAATTTTGGTCCGATGCTAACATTAAACCTGATGCGGTTGAGATTATTTCTGATTTCATTGCACCTACTACGGAAACTGAAGAAACTGAAGAAACGGAAACTGAAACGCCTTTTGAAGAAGTAAATGATACTACTGAAGAAAGAGCTGATTTGCAGAACCGAATTAGAAATATTGATGCTATGGTTAATAACATAGCTGGTAAGTTGTCTAGTGGTACTATAACGAAGAGTCGTGAGATTACATCGCTTAACTCCGAACGTACTAAACTGCTTATCGAAAGAAAGCAATTACAACAAGAATTAGATGCATTACCTGTTAGTGTTTCTCCTACTACAAATGTTGTAACAGATACTCCTGTAGATTCTTCTTTAGAACCAATCGAATATAGTGAAGATGACTTTAATTACAATGCAGATGGTTCATTGATATATGATCAAAACGTACCATATCAACAATTTCCATTGACGCTACAATATGCTATGGCAAACGTGTTTGGAAAATCGCATGGTAACATAACAGAGTCGGAAATGAATGTAATTAATCGATACATCAAAGATGGTCACAAAGACTTTATTGATGCTATTGTAGAATACAATCAAAATGCAAAAGCTGTAACTCAAGCTCAAAAAGATAATGCTGCACGTGTAGAAGCTGAACGTAAAGAACGTAAAGATAAACCTGTAAAAGATGTATTGTCTGACGATGAGTTAATGGATCACTTGTTAACTAAATCTGGATTAACAATCGACACATCAATTCTTACAGATTCTGAACGTAAAGATTTGATTAAAGCTTTTAAAGAGCGTGCATTAGATGTTCCTGGAATAATTCATTTCATTTTTGAAAAGAAAATGCTAGTGGAATTGGAAGCACAACAAAAACTTGATGATGAAGCACAAGCACGTTACGAAGCTGAATTTATGGAACTGTTGGACGCTGAAGAAGAGTTCCAACGTAAAAAAGATCGTAAAAAGAAAAGAGCTACAAGTACATCAACAAACTTGGATACATTAACTGCTGGTACATTAGAGTTCCAGGAAGAAGATGCAAAAGGAAAACTTAAAACGGTATCCGTTAAAATCGGAAAAGCCCTTGGTCGATTCATTAGTATTTACCATCCAAAGATTTTTAAACAAGAAGCTGAAGCTTTTGCAAAATCTGTGCGTGATTTTAAACGTGAGGTTACTGCTGAAAAGAAACGTATTAGCGATAATATAAAATTCAGCGAAAATGAAGTATTGGCTACAAAAGAACTGGTTGATTTGTTTTTCAAACTGGAACGAAAAGGAATGTTGGTTCCTGTAATTGCTACGGAAATAAACAAAAAATTACTTGAGGTTAAGAATCCATATCGTATTCGTATAATCAATAAGAAAGGTTATAAACCAATTGGTACAATATATTCGATTGAGCATGGTACAAAAGCACAACTGAAAGGAACTGTAGCGTTACCATCAGTCAAAAAAGAAAACAAGATTATTGAAAACAAACTTGTTACTGAAGAGAAAGATGTATTGTCAACTGAAGAGGAACCAAGAACGCCAGAAGAAATTGATTTCTTTTCTACAGAAGAAGGTCAAAAAATGATTGAGGATGAGTTTAAATATTTGGAAGAATACTATAACTCTAAATTGTTTACTATTGAAACTGGTAGTTACACTGGTCCTATAGAAGACTTAACTGAAACAGAACGTATAATTTATAATCGTGCTGTTGCAGAAGGGTTGTATGAAAAAGAAGAAGCTCCAAAGAAAGAACCTAAACGTGATTTATTCATGGAAGGTCTTGCAGAAAAAACAGAGCAAGATAAAGTTGAACAAGAATTAAATGTTTTAGTTAATGCATTCATTAAAGAAAATGTAAAAGAAGAACCACAAAAAGCATACGAAACACATCCATTGCAAAAGGAGTTTGTTTCTAAAATTAAAAATGGGCCTATGGCTACATCTTTAGCTTATGCTGTTGGTGTTTATCAATATGTTTCACAACAAAGTTCTAAATTTTCTGATAAACAAATTGCAACAATTGAAAGCATTCTTGTAGATGATAAATTATCAAAAGGATTTTATACAAATGAAATTTCAAAAGAGGATGTATTAATGAAAGATGGCGCGCGTTACAAGATAATGTCTGCTACAAAAAATACAATTTCTGTGTTTAATGTTGAAACTTCGAACCTTGAAAACTTGGATATATTGAATTTTTTGAGTAATATAAAGGATGTGGTTGCGGAAGAGGTTCCTGTAAAAAAGGAATCATTTGAAACAAAACCTTCGACTAAAAAAGGAAAGATTATTAAAGATGCGCTTCAAAATGTTTTTAGTAACTTTGACACATCAGTAGCGGCTGATCTTTTTGTGGAAGATTCCATTATTGAAACTTTAAAAACTCAATGTAAATAATATGAATATTTGTATTACTCCGAATTCAATTAATCTTTTTGCTGCTTATTTTAAGAAAGAGATTCCAAGTTTTTATGATGGAAATGTTACTGCAAAACAAATGATGACAATGCTTTTTAACAAAGCGTTGTCTGACTTTGAACCACAGTTAGGTTTTTCAAAAGAAAAGACTAGAGAGATTGTGTTACAGCATTTAACGATTGCACCTGAAATGTTATATGCGCACATGAATGCGCCAATGACTAAAAAAAATGAAAATTTATTTCTTAACATTAAAGCATTACGTGATGGAATCATTGAAGCTAGTGTTAATGAAAATGGAGAGTTTCCAAACATCATTAACCAACTTGGTAAAATGGTCGGAGGGGTTAACCAACTTCCTCCGGTTGTTAATATACATGAAGGATTTGATGCAATGTCTTCAGAGTTCAACAAAACCTATAACTTAAATTTAGAGTTATCAGATGTTCCATCTACACCAGAACAAAAAAGAATTTCTCAATTCAGACAAAGTGTTCAACTATCTATTTTAAATTCACCAACATCAGATTTAAAATTAAGAGCGTTTAAAAGCCAGGATGTTTTATCAAAAACAGATGTTGTTTCTGAATATTCTAAAATAAAAGATGGCGCTGTAGTTTTATTGTTTACTGATGCAAAAGGAAATATTGTAAAATTCAATCAAGCTGGAAATGTTTCTGAAACAGGAAGTTCTCCTGTAATGAAAATTAAAACAGAGAAACATCAATTCCAAAGACAATCGGAACAACTGCCTGCAATCTATGCAGAAAATAACGCTGTTCCTATAGAGGAAGCCACTCGTATCATTGAAACTAAAATTGACAATTATTTAAAATCAATTGAGCGAATCAAACAAAGAATTACAGATGGTAAAACAATTCTTTTAGATATTGATTACAAGAATAGTGATCATGGGGTTATGGTATATAACCTTAATAAAAGAAATTCATTAAAGTCCATAGCAAACTTGGCTAAATTAAAATTCTCTATTGGTAAAAAAGATAAAGCTTATTGGTTACAAATGAATGCAGAGGGTTCTAACAAACCAATTAGAATTCATAGTAAACTTTTAAGTGAAATATCCAATGAGCAGTTTGATGCAATATATGAGTTAATTGTAAATCTTAAACCAACTGTTACAACAACAAAAGAAAATGAAGATGATAAAGTATGGGCTGAATCTACAGTAAAAAGAAATGAACTTTTAACAAGTTTGGTGCAGCGTTCAAAAGAACAAGTATATACTGAATTCTTTACACCAGAAGGTGGTAAAAAGTCTTTACCTCATGTCTATATTCAAAATGTTTTATTTGAAATAAAAGAAGAAAATTTTTCTGATATTAAAGAAGCATTGCGAACTTTTGTTTATACAAAAACTGGAGTTCCTTATGCAAAAAAAGGAGATATATCTGACGTAAAGATTTTTGATTCTTTGGAACAAACAACTGCATCTGAACAATTATATTACAATAACGGTCAACTTTATATTTCAAAATCACCTGTTGTAAATTTTGTTTTAAAACCATCATCAACACCTGATAGTTTAATACATGTTATAACTGGTATTGAAGATGGTGTAATTAAAACAAAACTTACTACGGTATTAGAAAATGCTATTGAAATTGGTTCGACTGTATATAATTTAAACAATCAGAATGAACTTAAAGCGTCTGATCCATACCTTTCATTCACTGAACAGGTTGAAGACGTTGTAGCTAATATAGATGTTCTTGATACTGTAAAAGAAAGTTATAAAGGAAAAAGTTTATTTCAATCACTTGCATCTCAAAATAGAGAATCTGTTTCTGAAGCACAAGAATTGCGTGCAGATGCATGGATGAAAACTAATCCATTATTGCGTGTACTGAAAGTAAATTTTTCAGACGAAATTCATGAATTTGGTCCAAACTTTTTAGCAGAGTTTGTGGGTAATTCAATTAATATGTATTTGGGTTCTAGCAAAACAGATTTATACCACGAATCATTTCACGCATATAGTATGGGAATACTTACTGCGGTAGAAAGAAATGACATGTATGCTGAATTAAAAAACAAACCTGGATACTTTGATGTAACAGTTAAAGGTGTTGAAAAAAGACTTGCTTTTGCAAATGCAAATGAATTAGAACTTGAAGAATATTTGGCTGAAGAGTTCCGTAAGTTTGCTATGTCAAAAGGAAAGTATTCAAATAAACTTTCAGCAAGAGTATCACAATTCTTTGAAAAAATATCTAATCTTTTAAAAGGGTTGTTTGGTAACATGCGTCTATCTGATGCAATAGCATTAAATCGTGTTCAAGGTGTAACGAATGCAATGTTTAATAACTTGTATGAAGGTAACATTGATGTTTCTAAATTTAGCAGTAGAGATTCACATGCTGTATATCAATCAGCTGAATTACAAAAAGAACTTAATTTTTCATTAGAAGAAACACATTTAGTAATGGACTCAATGCAGGCATTGTTTACTGAATTTGTTACCGAAGGTGTTAATGCTATGGATAATACAGATGAGAATTCGCAAAATGGTATATTTGCTATGACTCATTTAGCTTCAATTAATCCTATTACTAATAAATTAGAATACGAAGAAGCTCAAGCAATTGTTGCTGATTTTAAAAAATCTTATGTTGATAAATATAATGGCTATGGTATTTTTAGAATTCAGAATAATCCTGTTTTAACACAAATGGGTTTAGACTTTGTTAAAAAAAGATTACAACAACAAGTTGCAATTCACAAATTAACATTAGAGGATGAACCAAACAATCTTTCAGCAAAATTTGCGGTTGATACTTTGAATAAAGCTGTTCAGAACTTTGGAAATTTAGATGCTATTGATACAATCTTAACTAAACAAGACTCTTATGGTGACATGGCATCTTTGTTTATTAATGAGTATAGTTATGTCAATACTGAAAAAGAAAAATATGAAGATGATGAACGTGTTATTTTTGAAAGAACTGGTGCTGAATTTTCAATTTCAGAATTAGTTGATGATCAAACTAAACAGCTTTTAAGTACCATCAGTTCTTATTCTAAAAATGGTAAAGGTACATTAGAAGTTAATGCATTAGGTTTTGCAAAACTTGCACCATTTAAAACGATGCTTGCTAAAACTGCAAAGTTGTTAACGAATACATTAGATCGCGATGACATGTATCAAAAATTAGTTGCTGCGAGTCTTACCGATTTTCAGATTAAAGAACTTGTTGCTAAACTTGGTAATCCTGGTTCACCTTCTTCAACCTTTGAAGAACAGAATCAATGGCTGGCATTTTGGCAATCGCTTAATAAAGCGGACGTATTATTACGAGAACAAATTATTGAAAAAACTGTTACATATACGAATGAAGAAAAAGATGAAAACTTTGTAGAAAGTCGTACAACTTCGCATTCAGGTAGAACAGCAGCATCCGAAACATTTATTAAAAATGATTGGAATGATAATTTCACATCGTTATTAGAAATTATTGGTGAACGTAAAGAACAAGGTGAAAATAAATTTTCACCATATACATTAAACCTTAAATCTTTTTTTGAAAATAAAAATCATTCGAAGTTTTTAAAAGAAGTGCATGCGTCTGTTGATAGCGGAAGTTCTATTTCAAAAGATGATTATAAAAAATTATCTAAAACAAATCAAAAACAGTTTTCACCAACAGCAACCTTGAGAGCATACGCAGAACCAGTAGAGTTTTTAAAATTATTTGGAATTAATATTTCGGATGATCCAATTGTTAAACAGATACTAAAAGAAGGTTCTGCTGATTTAAAAATTGAACCTCGTGAATATGCTTATTTTGTTGACTTTCTTATAAAAAAACAAGATGCAATTAATGGTGTAGCAATTAGAAGTTTATCTGATTTAGCAAAAGATTTTTATTACTATGAAGATGGTGTGAGAATTGATGAAATTGGAAAAGCTGGATTTATAAATAGTTTGATCAAACTGCACTCAATGTATTCAAGCGATAGCACATCGTTTATGTCGATGACAGCGTATGGCGAGAAGGCAAGTGAAAAAGTATTAAACTCATCGCTTACAGTTGAGGTACAGGCTTTAAATAAAGCAAATCATTATGATGAATTAATTGCAATGCAAGGGATGTCTAAATTTAATTATTTAGAAAATCCTTCTGTTGCTGGTTCTAAATGGTTTGTTGATATGTTTCAATTAGATCACTTTAACCCAACTGTGCGTGGTAAAAGAAACCCTGGTATTAGAATTTCAGTTGAGAATTTATCTGGTTCCAAATTAATACACACTGTAAGACGTGTTGATTCAGATGGTAGATTGATAGATATGACATCTGAAGATAAAGGTATATCTTCAATTGGTTCTGATGAAAAAACAAAATTTTTATCTGATGTATTATTAACATTAGATGGTGCTCAAGAGATACCAAGAACAGAAGCAAAATCTTCTTCATTAACGGTTCTTGCAAATCAAATGAGAAACAATTCAATTGTTGGTGGTAAAACCAAAGAATTGATTGTAAATGCGCAAGACATTGATGCTATTTTTACAGATGGCTACGCTGGTTCTATTTTAAGTAATGAAATGATTGGTCATTTAGAAGCAGAGTTAATTCGAATGGTTCGATTAGAAAAATTAGAACAGGAAATTTTAATTGATCCTGAAAACTTTGCAATCGATTTTAAGTATTTTGAACGCGGTAAAAGCTTCTTTTTGTTTGATGATATTTTAGATGTTGATACTAAAAATGAATTGTTGAAGCTAGCTCGTTCTCTTTCTATAGACGAACTGCAATCATTTAATATTAGAAAACAATTTAGTTCTAAATTAAAGAAAAACATTGAATCTAATTTGAAGTCATACTTTAGTAAAAAAGCTGAAACATTAAATAAATTAAAATCAGATACAGTATTTCCAGATGAATTAATTGAGAAATATAAAAGTACAACTGTAGAAGATGAATCAATTTCTGATACAAAACGTAGAATTTTTAGAGCCCACATTGTAAATAACTTTATCCAAAATACTAATTACACATCATTGTTTTTAGGTGACTTGGCGTTATACAATATTGAGGGTGGTGATTTCCACAAACGTAATGCTGGTATGATTTCCACTGGAAAAATATTTGCATCGGATGAATCATTTAAAAACTTTGTAAATAATAATGCACAATTTAACAATTTTGGTTACGCTAAACAATTGGGTATTGAGCGCGATTATCAATATACTGGCGATTTAAAAACTGCAATTTTAGATGAGTCTAAAGTGCCATCATCATATTTAGAAGAACTTGAAAAAAAACTTGGTAAAGAAACTGCTGCTACATATAACGATATGGAAGAAGCAGATGGTCAAGGTTGGATAACTTTTGATACATACAGGTTATTAAATATCTCTTGCGGTGAATGGTCTTCAGGTCAAGAAGCACTTTATAAAAAAATTGTTAAAGGAGAAACTATTGAACAAACTGATATGAGTTCTACGTTTCCAGTAAAAAAGTTTCAATATTACGGACCGTTAAGTACAACAGATAAGTTTAAATCAATGAATTTAGGACTTACTGCTTTTCATAAGTATTCATTAGCTCCTTTGATTCCAAATGAAATTGCAGGAACTAAACTTGAAGGATTACACAAATCAATGATGGAACAAGGAATTGATTATGCAACTATGCAATCAGGTTCTAAACTTTCAACATTATCACGTGTAGATGTAGTAACTAATGCTGATGGTAAAAAAGTAATTGTTAAAAAACCAGATACGTTTTATAAAAAAGATCGGTCTATAGACGCTGAATTACAATTTGTTCCAAATATAATTTCAGTTAAGCATTTAAAAAATCAAGTGTTTATTGATGAGGGGTACAAAGAAAAGGTAGTATTACCAACACAAATGAAAAAAATGATTCTTCATGGTATTGCTGATAACGGTGTACCAATGGATTATTTAAAAGATGATGCTAATAGAATTTCTAAATGGAAGGCTATTAAAACTGAAAAAGAACGCCTTGCTGCATCTAAAAATTATGGATGGTATAAAGAGTACACTGACATATTAACAACGTACAGAGATCACATAAAAGAAGATTTGCTTGAGAATATTGACTACCAATACAATCCTGCTACAGGAACGTATGAAGGAGATAGTACAAAACTAGCAGATTACATTAAGCGCGAAATGATTAAAAATGATTATTTGCCGCATGAAGTTTCTTTTTTAACGGATGCTTCTGGTAGATTAGTTGATGATTTATCATATTCATTAAACAGTCAGAAGATCGAAGAAATTGTGGTTACTTTAATTGATTCATCTCTTCGTAAAATAAAAGTTAATGGTGAAGCTTTGGTTCAAGTGTCTGGTGCTATGTATGAAAGTTCAGACATGGAAGCAGACGCTAATGGAACAAATGGATTAAAGTTTTATGAAAGTCGTGATGAAGATGGTTCATTGACGTTTGCAATGGAAGTTAAAATTTCATTGCAAGGTGATTTCAAAAAATTATTATATGCAGATCATCCAGATAAAAAATCTATTCGTGTTTTAAATAAAAAAGGTGTTATGGATTACGATGCATCTTTAAAAAGATTAAATGAATCGATTAAAGATCCTGAATGGAATGCAAAACATAAAGCACTGTTAAACTTTCCTGGAACTCGTATCCCAACACAAGGACCTAATGCTTTAGACTCGGTTACGGTTGCTGAATTTTTACCTGAATATTCTGGTGCAAAAGTAATTTTACCATCAGAGATTGTGGCTAAATCAGGAGCGGATTACGATATTGATAAAATGTTCTTCTTGTATCCAAGTATTTCTATTATCAATAGCAAACCTGAATTGAATAACTACTACGGTAGAGATACTGGTGCTTATGATCGTTATGCTGCAGAGTACACTGACTTTTATGAATCAAACATTACGCCTTTAGAAAAAGAGTTATCTGCAGTTTACGATGAGTCTGAAAAATTATTTAAAGATCAAACTGTTGCATTTGAAAAAGCAGAGTTGTATCAACCTGCATTAGATTTATTATATCCTGAACGTAAAAAATATAAAGAGCAATACGACGAGTTAAGAAAAACAGGAATTTATCTTGGTACTAAACTTGGAAAAGCTGCTGCAAATGAATACAAAGAATTGCTTCAAGCGGAATATGACAAAATCAGTACACAAATAGATTCAATCAATACATTGCGTGATGGAATATTTTTGCAATATGTTGGAACCCTTTCTACAGAATTAAGTGCGAAATTTGAAAATTTCAAAAAACAAAAAGCATCAATTAAAAAACAGATAGCAGCTCAAAAAGAAATTGGTGCTGAATTAGAACGTAAGAAGGTTGGTCATTCTGTAAAAGGACTTGAGAATAAACTGGTTGATTTATTTAATAGAAAGATTTTAGCTAAAGATAACTTTGTTGATTTGGTTACACCGAATACAACAAGAGATGTATTACCAATAGCGAATGCTTTAGAAACAAAAATTACTGCTGGTAAATATGACAAACTTGAAAAAATACATGCTGATAAATCTGATTCAATCTCGCGTACAACAGTAATGGATTACTTGTACAATTTGCAAAAACATCAAGAGAACTCTGTTGGTATGGAGTCTTTGGGTATTGCTGCGGTTGTATCTACATTCTTTGCAATGTTTAGTACGTTTGATTCAAGATTAAATACAGCTAAAACAGAAGATCTCGAAAAATTTAATGATGACATAAAAATTTACAACGATCCAAAATCAAACGGTGCTAGAAAAGCAAAAGCTTTAGAGAATATTAATAATTTTAAAGCATACACCTTAAAACTAAATCACAATGAAATTGATGGAAGAATATCTGTTGGTTCTCGTTATGCAAAAGATGGAAAATTAACAGCAGATATTATTTCACAGTTGATTAACGGTTATGTCGATGTTGGTAAAAATGCATGGGTGTTTAACATCCAAGGTAATAAAGAGAATACTCCGAACCTTTTGTTTATGGTTATGGCAGGTGTTCCAATTAATGACGCAATTTATATTTCTTCTAATCCGTTAACGATTAGATATAATACTATTAAAAAAGAATTATCAGGAACGTATTCAAAATTAAATGAAAACAATCCAATCGGTAAATCTTTATCACCAGATGCAATTAGAGAAGAAGCTTTAGATATTTTAAAGAAAGAATATGAAAAAGAATTGTTTGATGCTGGATACGAAAAGCATTCCTTTTTTGGTATCAACAATGTAGCGTCCAATAATTCTATTTTTGAAACTAACTTTCTTGAAGGTCGAATCGGTTCTTCTACAGTGAACAAAGATGACATTGAAATCTTTGCACAATATGTTGCACTAGAAGAATTGTCTGCAGATGTAACGAAGTTTTCACAAGTTTCTAAATACGACACGACAAAGATTAGCAATATAACAGATGCTGAAAAAAATATTGCTGACGTTTCAAAATTAAAAAGTGTTCATTCAGCTATACCTGCAGAATGGTGGACTAAATTTGAAACATCTCCAATTGGTATTTACAACAATACCAATTTGGTTATTAATATGTTTAAGAATTTTTTCAAAATTAAAAACAATCCTGTTGTTAATAGATTAGCCTTGTCATTGAATGGCGGTAATAAAAAAGGAATACTTCCAATTGTATTACGTAACGCCTTTAAAAACGATTTAATGTGGTTCTTGTATCAAAATTCAGTATATAGAACAGACACATATACAAGTGCTAGTAGAATTGGAGAAAGCAATGCTACGTTTGATTTGGTTAAAGATAAAAACTTAACAACAACATACAAGATTGATCGATCAAATGGTAAAGTTTATTACAACCTTGGTGCAGTTAAAAATGAGATTATGCAGGATGGCCATGTATCGCATTTATTTGATTCAATTAATTCACCAGTAGAGTATGTTAAGTACAAAATTGAATTAGAATTACTTAAAGACGAAATTCAAAACGAGTATGGTCGATTTGATGCATTAACCGACTTGTCAGAAATTGAAATTGAAAGAAAAAATTTAGAGTTAGAAGGTGCAACAGAAAAAGAACTTGATGCAGTTGATGCTAAAATGAAACCTATTCAAGATAAGTTAGATGCAATCGATTCTCAAATTCGTGAAAACTTTTATTACTATTCATACAAAAAAGAAAAGTTTGGAAATGAGTTACCGATGGATGACTTGTTAAAACTTGAAGCATTGTATAGAACAAAAACACCAGGTATGTTATTCGACAAAGAAGTTGGATTGGTTGGTATTTTTAAAGCAATGAAAGCAAAACATGCCGATGCTTTTAGTGAGTTTTCTTTGATTCAAGACATGAAGTTTGACACTGAAAATAAAAGCGAAGGTACAAGAAAATCAAACTTTTATTTGCCTGAAAAAGCAGATCCAATTTTGACTAAAGTTTATTTGGAAAATCTTACGAAGCTTCAAAATTTCCCTGATCCAGCAGTAAAAGAATTCTTTTCTAAAAATGCATTTGAGCACATGATATTTATGCAATCAGGTATGAATACTGCAGCTAAATATTATTTAGGAAAACTTATTACTACTAACAATGTAAAAAATGTCATTGATTCAACATTCTCATCAGCAGGTTTAACACAATCGTTAAACGAGATTGCAAAGAAAAATGAAAAAGAAAAAAAGATTGCTAAAGCCGTTGGTGGAGTAGTTGGTAAGTTCTACAATGCATTCAATAATATGGCAGTTAGTGTTTATAAACTTCGTAATAGAGGTTATAATTATGTACAACCAGAAACAATGTCATTGTCGATTGAACAAGAGTATTTGAATTCAGTTCAAACGTATAACAACATTACATTGGTTGAAAATATTTTAGCGGTTGATCCATCAGAAATGACTCCGTTTGATATGTCTGAAATATTTGATGAAAAAGATACTGCTACAAAAATAAAAGAAAAAATTATAGCATTGTCTGGTAAAAAACTAGCAATGCCTAATCAAATTTTAGATGTACCAAATAAAAATATAGCAGTTTCAAGTTGGAATAAATTATTGTTAGAGTACTTTGGTTTTAATAACTACGGTGATCATCCTGTATTAGTAGCAAAAGCACTTAATGCTGTGGCTGGTGGATTGTCAATTGCTGAATCTAAAAATAGAAAAGATAATCATTGGGTTAAAGATGAGTCAATGGCAAACAATTCTACTAAAGCAATTGCTACGCCTTCTGAATCAAATCCTAACTATGTTGCACGTTCTTCTACAAGAAACTACATTGATGTTATTAATCAAACAAACAAAAAAGCTTTTGATAATAAATACAAAAGCACAGATAGTGTTTGGATTTTTGGTGCAGGTTTGTTTAAAAGTGCATACGAAGGATTAACTGATTTGAAAGGATACACTGATATAGTTACAGCGGATTTTAAAAAACATTACGAACCTAAAATTACAAAAGCAATTGAAGCTGGCGTTAAAACATTCAATGTAGGTTCTGCAAATGGTATTGATGAAATGGCTTTAAAGTTTCTTGAAGAAAAAGGATACACGAAAGTTGTTCGTTATTCTCCTTTAGGAAAATACTATGAGGTTGTAAAAAGTTTAGAAGGTGTTAGTTCTCCAATGTACGATGTTACTCTTGGTGTTAAATCTGGACGCAAGATTGGAATCGATAATTACATTTATCATATAACAGGACTTAATTTATTTAAAGGACTGTCTGAAAAACAAATTTCTGAAGAGGGATTTAAAAAGGTAGTTGTCGAATCAAAAAAATATTTTGCTGAAAATCCTACGTACCAAAATTCTTTTGCAATTGCTTTATCTGATTTTGGCAGAGCTGCAATTAATATTGGTTCATCTGTTTCTGATTCATTTATCGAACAGTATTTAATGCAAGTAGCAATTCCTTTTGCTAAAAATAAAATTGCAAGTATTACCCAGGTAAATACTCAAAAAGTTTATGAACCAAAAATTTCATCTGAAACTTTAAAAATTATGAAAGTTGCAGATTTAAGAGAAGCACACAACAAAGGTGATGTTTTATATACAATGCGTGTATCACAAGCACAAGCTGCATCTGCACAATTTGGATTTAAAGGTTTAGATGAAAACAAGCATTTTGGTAACCCATTTACTGGTTCTAATGTAGAAGGTCAACTTAAAATGAAAAATGTTGATGAAGCGTCAATGGCTTATGAAGAATGGTTAGATGGTCAAGATTTATTTGAAGATAAATTTGGTAATACAATTGATTTAACATATCAAAAAGAAAGACGTGATTGGATTAATAGTACAATAGATAGATTAAAAGCTAAAGAAACAAAAACAGTTCTTGGCTACAGCAATTCTCAAAATGAAGCGTTCAGTCATGCATCTATTTTAGATGAAAGAATCAATGGTGTTAAGGCAGATAAACCAAAAACTTTAACTGATAATGCTCAAAAATTAGTTGAAGAATTTATTGATTTAAAGTCTAACATTCCGCTAGAAGAATTTAAAGTATTACCTTTGAAAGAAATGAAACGAGTAATTAACGATATAAAAGAGTGTTAAATGAGTTGTATAAATAAATCACATCCGGATTTTATAACGCTTCAGGAAGAAGTTAATATTAATCCTTCAATTCTTGCAGCAAAAATTGGAATATGGATGGAAGAAAACAGTACGGATGAATATCCAACTGCAAAAGATTTAGGTTTAGAAACATCTCAATTAAATGTTGATAGAGATATTCAAGAAGGTGGTAATACATTTTTGGGTACTGATCGTTCTTGGCAATCATCTCCAAATACAGGAGATGTTGTTTCGAATAAAGTTCTTGAATCTTATGATGAAAACAAATTGGATTTATCAGATGAAGACTTGCAGAAGTTCAACGAAGTTGCTGCTGCTGTAGGTCGTGAAGAAGCCTTACGTGATGTATTAGAACAACATAGTGAGGTTAGAAGTCCAGAAGTAGTTTTTCAAAAGCTTACGACGCGTGATTACGACAATCTTGAAACGATTGAAGAAGATTATTATTCAAAAGCAGAACCTTTTGAAATGTCACGAGCTGTTTCTAAAGTGAAGGACTTGGTTAAAATAACCAACAATCAGAAAGCAATGTTAATACTTTCAAAATTATCAAACCAATTAGGTGTTGATTTTGAAATTATATCTGAAGAAGATTTTGATAAAGAGTATCCAAACCGAAAAACAGCTACTGGTTATTTCAAAAATGGAAAAGTTTTTTTAATACAAGAACGCTTTGATGCTGGTACGGTTGTTCATGAATTTGGTCATCCAATTATTAAATCAATATTCAAGTCAAATAAAGAATTGTTTAATGAATTATATGACAAATTAAAAGCATCTCCAGAATTTTCTGAAATTGAAAAACACCTGGATACCATGTACGCATCTGAATTTGAAAAAGAATCTGATGAGTATAAAGAAGAAGCATTAGTGTATGCATTACAATATGCGCACGCCAACCAAGCTGATCTACAAAAAGATGGGTTTTTTAAAGAATTGTTTTTTCAAATTAAACAATTTTTAAGAAAGCTATTTGGTAAAAAAATAAACATTTCAAAACTTAATCCGAACACTACGATAGCAGATATTGCTGATATGATCAATGCAGGTGAAGAATTTCTTTTAGATAGAGATTTCATTGACATGGATGATGTTGCAATGTTTGGTAAGATGTATGAGGATGAAGTAAAAATTATGGCGGCTGTTTCTGTTGAAGAAACAGAACAGACTATAAATGAATTTTACGAAGTTTTAAAAAAACAAGTAGGTAATTTAACAAAAGAAAACGATGTCTTTAAATGGATTGCTGGTGAGATTTCCGATGAATATAATCAAGGAATTATACAGCAGTTAAGAAAAGATGTAGAAGAATTAACTACATTCAATAAAAGAAAACCTGTTAAGTCTTTAGTTAAAATTAAAGATGAAGCTGATGTTACTCAAGACATGGAACAGTTCCATAATAAATTAAAACAATTTATATCGGTAGTTGTAAATACAGGAATTCTTTTTGACAAACTTTCTGAAAAGTTTGACACAATGGACAATGTAACTTTGGATTCAAAAGAAGATATTGAAACATTGTATTCAATGTGGCTTTATGCTAATAACTGGAATGATTATTTTAACAAATTAGATAATTCTAAAACCGGTTATTTTAATTATCATATTAAAAAAGATAATCCTGTATATGAAAAGTTTTCAAAAGTTAAAACTAAAATAGAACAATTACAGCAACGTGTAAGCAGCAAGGTTACAGAATTATCTATTGATGCTTTTCATGATCATCTTGTAAAAGTTCACAAACCTATTGAAGAAGCTTATTTAGATAAGTTACAAAAACTACAAGACAAAGGATTATGGGCTGAATACGAATTGGTATATGCTGATTACTACGGTGTAACTCTTGCTGAAGAACATGAATTTAATATATTAGAAGCTCGTGTTAAAAACAAAGAATCTTTAACTTATGATGAACAACGAAGACACATGGTTCTTCGACTTAATATAGCTAAGGGTGAAAGAATTACAAAAGATAAAGTTAAACTTACAAGTGCTAACTTTTTAGGAGATGCTAAAGGATTGAGCAATGCTATGTATGGTTTTATTACGTCTGATGATATTATAACAAGTGGTTTTGCTAAATATATTAATCAGCATTTTAATACAATTGCAGGTAATGTAAATGCAAAAGAAGCAACTCTATTAGATGGTTTAAATGATGCGTTAAAAGGTACATCGTTTGGTAATAATATTTTTGGTGAAGCTGGTTTAGGTAAAGCAATTAGTCATGTAGATACATACGCTGTTGAAGGTGCAGATGGAAAGTTAGAAATAAAAGAAGAGTATGCTTTTATGAGTAATTTTCGAAACCATCGTGTTAAAATAAAAGAATTAGATATTGCTATTGATTTTGCACGTAGTAATTATGTTGCTATTCCTGATGGTAGCAATTATGATTTATGGTTAGATGCTATTGATGCAAAAGCTCAATTTGAATCTGATTACATGCATCGTGATAACACTGCTGAATATTACCAGCACGATCACTTAATGCGTACACCTATAGGAAGAAAAGCACGTAGGTTGATTGACGATATTTACACAGAGATGAATGCTTTGAATAGAGATTATTCAGAAAATATTACTGATGGTGATTATCAGACAGAATCTTCACGACTTTGGTTTGATTTAAAACAACTTAAAAATAAATTTGATAGAACTGGTCAATTAAAAACAGGCGATGATTTACAAATAGCTGAATTACTAACCAACTATGATAAGTTGACAAAAGATTTTCATGACTATGAAGAAGTTCCGGGTAAATTTGAAGGCGTGTTTGCTGCATTTGAAGCACAAATTTTGACTAAATATACAAAAGGAAGTTTAGAGTACGAGTATGAAATGAATACTTGGTTGAGTCAAAATACACAGGTTGAAGTTAATTCTAATTATTATGAATTACGAAAAGCAAAATTGGATAGACGTAAAGAATTATTAGAAAAACTAGATGAAAAAAATGCTCAAATTGCAGGGCTTAAAGGTATTATTGATTCAACTATATTGTTTGAAGAAGTTTCAAATATAGTTAAACCTACTGTAAATGAATCAGGTGTTTATGAGGGTACACGTTTATCGTTAGAAGAACAACAAAAAATAACTGACTTGAACAAACAAATTCAAGATGGTAAAAATTTGTTTATTACTAAAAGCGGTTTAAGCAAGCATCAATATTTAGATTATGTTAGGTTGAGTAATAGAAAAAATCTTAAACCTCATGAAAAATTAAGACTGGAAGCTTTTAAATTAATTCTACGTACTAAACTTCAAGGACTTGAGGTTAATGATGAAGACTTGCTTGAAGTTGATCAAATTGATAATGACTTACGCGAAATGTCATATTCAAGAAGTACAGAAGATTATAAAAATATGTGGTTTGATTTCATGTATAAAAATTCTGATGTTTATGATGCTGTTTACAATGCTGTAAAAAAAACATATAAGCATAGTGACTTGTATAATAATCCTGTTTTATCAGAAGACATGGTTGATATATTGTTATCTGATTTAGATTTAATCGATGAATTAAAAGAGTTATCACCTGAATTTAAAACATGGTTTGAAGCAAATCATTTTGCTGATGAAAAAGTTGTTTATGCATTAGATCCAGCAATTGGGTATCAAGTTCCAAAAGGTGTTGTTAGTATATGGACAAAATCTACAGTATGGAATTTTTCAGGACCTTACGATGTAGATAAGTATTACAACACTAAAATTATGAATCATGATTTATTTCCTAATGGTACTTTAGAAGTAAATGGTGAACCACGTGTTCCAAATAAATCATATAAGTCAAAGGTTGTAAAAAGCGAATATGTTACACCTGAAATTGAAAGAGATGAACTTCAAAATGGTCAATTGATTCTTGCAAATAAAGATTCAAAAGGACAATGGTTACCAAAGACTGTTAATGAAGGTGCAATAGGAACTAACTTTATTAATGATGAATATCAAGAAATGTTACGTTCTAAACCAGAATTGTTTGATGCTTTGATGTATTTAAAGAATGTATATTTGGATAATCAAATTGGATTAGATTCATCACAAACAAACGGACTTGCTTTTCCTAAAGAAAAAATTCATGGAACTATAGAAAATGTTACTACAAAAGGATTTTTTGAAAGAAAGCGTCTAAATATAATAAGAGCTTTTAGTAAAAGCAATACTGATGATTTTGATAGTGATCAATACCGTAAAGCTTCTGTAGGATATGATTCAAATGCATTATCAAACACAATGACCAGACCGATTACTGGTAATTATGAAATGCCTTTAGCTGAACAAAGTAGAAACATTGTTTCTATTATGGGTAGATGGCTGTATTCAGTTGAAACATATAAAGTTGCTCGTGATATTAACCCTGTTGTACAAATGTTACAGGATACAATTAAAAATCTTGGTGCTGATCCAGATCTTATTAAATTAAAACAATCATTTGAAACATTAAATATGGCTAAACCTACACTTTCAGCAGCTGAAAGTGGTCGATTAAAGAATATTAATAAAATGATTGATAAACATATTGATGGTGTTCAAGTTGTAATGCCTGATGGTTTTGATGGTAGATATGGTACTTATGCATTGCGAATTACGCAATTTACAAGTAAAGCATTAAGTAAACGATTCTTTAGTTATAATGTGTATAGTGGTGTAAAAAACTACGCCAGTGGTGAAATTATGTTAGCGGCAACATCGGCAGAAGGTAAAGTTTTAAATCCAAATGATTTACGTGTTACAAAAAGAATGGCTGCAGCTGCTTCTAATAAAATTGTATCAGAATCATGGACTAAAAAACAAAAAGATCCAATTATACAATTGATAACAGTTATGGATGCTATTCCAGACTTTGCTAAAAAACGTGCAGGTCATAATGGAGGTACAACATTTATGCAGTCTATTTTTAAAGGTAATCAACGATATGCTATAAGAAAATATCTTGGTGACATGGTTCCGTTGCATCAATTTTTTGCAATTTTAAATCATAATAAGTTTGAATTAAATGGTAAACAAACTACTTTGTTTAAAGCAATACAGTTAGATGCTCAAGGACGTATAGTAACAATGCCAAATGTTCCAGAAGAATATTCTATTTCTTATTCTGCGGACAATAAAATTATACTTGGTTCTAAATTAAATCATTTAATGGATGTTCATCAAAATACTTTAACCAAAACTATTGGTGCAACAAATGATTTGAATGCTCCTGATATTTATAGGAATCTTATGGGAAAGATGGGATTATTTTTAATTAAATTTTTTCCAAACTTATTAAGAGATAGAATTACATACGGTAAAGTTAAATTTAAACATAAAGAAATTTTAGGAAAAAAAGTAGCAGTAGGTGTTCGATTTACACCAAGAAATAATATTGCATCTGGTACAAGAGAATTAGGTTCTTATGTTGCAATATTAGAATCTATTGGAGAACTTATTAGAACAAGAGGTAAGCACTTATCGTATGAAAACTATACAGGTCTTTTAAAGATTGCTATTGGTATTTCAATTGAAATTGCATTGTATCTTGCTCAAACAACTATGAGATTTAAACTTTACGATGGTGATGATGACAAACAACATAGTTTTCTTTTTGATGAAGAACAAGAAGGTATGTTTAGATGGATGTCGGCATTAACAAGTGTTCCACAAGCACCTAAATTTATTACAGATATTACAGGTGATATTGTAGATAAGCAATATACCTCTCAAAAAGGGCGAGATTTTGATGCTTCTAATTTTTTTAAAATACAACTTTTACGAACAATTGTCGGTGTAAGAAAAGAAACAAGTGCTTTTTATCCAATGCCTATGCTGAATCAAGGTGTTAATATGTCTATGATGAAAGGTGTTTTTTCAACAGCAAATCCGTTAAGTGATATACTTAACGGATTTGACATTGCTTTAGAGGGTGAAGTTTATGAAAAAGATGCCGGTCCATTACGTTGGCAACAATCAGGTCGTAGTAAACTTTTTAATTTATATTTAAAATACGAAGGATTTGATGGCAAAATGATAGACGCGGCATACGGACTTAAACAAGAATTTCGCAAGTTTTAATAAAGCATCCTTTGAATAATTTAATCATGCGTTCAGACGCTGATATAAGTTCAGTTTCAAAATTAGGAGGACCAAGAATTTCTTTTGGTCCTTCTTTTACATTAAAAAGATCTGCGATTTCATTTCGTATATCATCTGGATATAATGCTAGTCCAGTCATTTTATGTACAGAAGAACCAATGATTCTATTTTTAGTACGTTGACTGACATCAGAATACATTCCATTAATAATTAACGCGTAGTCATGTTTATAATCCTTTAATTCAAAAACAAAATAATCAAATCCATCGTCTGTAAAATAGACTTGGTAATTTTTATTTTGCACTAGAATTCTTTTCTGTTGTTTGTAATTAAACAAATCTTTGTGGAACATTCCAATTATCAAAGGCTTGTCTGTGTTTGCATCTTTAAAACCTAAATACGTGTTGATAGGTTTTATATTTGTTGGTAAGTTCAACAAAGGCCAAAGAAACATATAACTTTTTTGTGTTTCTTTTTTTAATTCATCTTCAAGATTAAACATATCGTTTTATTTTTTTTCTGTGTACCCTATTAATTCAGTTGTTTGTACTTTAAACTGTGCTCCTTTTTTCTTGTAACTGACAAGCACCATTGTGCTTTGATCAAAGGTTGCCCTGATATAGACAACCTTTCCGTTATATGTTATGCCAGCACTCATTTGAACAATGTTTTAAGTTCTACTTTTTCAAATCCTTCAGGCTTAATTATTTTACCATCTTCTCTAAAGATTGGTTTACCATCTAGTCCTAACTTTGCCATGTTGTTTGCATGAACTAAATTAAATGCAGGAACAATCATGTCTTGTAATCCATGTTTTAAAATGGTTCCGCATAAAATGTACAACTGGTCTGCACATGCATCAAGTATCTCAATAATATCTTCGTCTTTTGCAGCTTCCAAATATTCTTGATTCTCTTCTTTCATCAGTGCGTAACGTAACCTAGATTCTTCTATAGAAAGAAGTTCAGGAGTGCTGTTCATGTCTTGCAAAAATTTTTCATGAAATTCTTTTACTTGTTCTAATTGTTTTTCCATTAGCTGTGCATTATTTTTTTACCCAAGTTATTAAGTCCTTCAATGATGTGGGGTAATCCTAAACCATCTTTGTCGGTCATTCCAAATACACCTTTGTATTTGGTTTCAGTTTTTTTGTTGAAGTCATCACATAACGTCTTGATGTATGTCAAAGGGATGTCTTTAAATTCCATTTCCGCAATGTCTGCTGAAATACTTTTAGACTTTGCATACAACATAGCCAATGCTGTCATTTCTTCGTTTACAAACCATACTCGGTTTGTAAAATCGCGGAACATTTGTTGCAATTCCATTTGTGTTTGCGAATCTGCTTCTACAAATGGTTTCAAAAAAGCTGAACTGAATTTTTCTAAACCAGTTCCAAGCTTTTCAAAAGGTTCTTTGATTTCGTGTTTTACATATTTCGATTTTCCATCTAGGTAAAGGTCATTTACCACATCGAAATCTGGCAACAGGTCTGCACATTTAATTGCAATCCTGACCAATCTAATTGTATCATCTCTTGATATATCATCTGCTGACAAAGCCATCTTCATTTGATTTAATTAACACCATGTCGTGCAACACATCATTATCCAAACTTAAATTTAATCTTGGTGAATGTGTAGCTAGGTTGAGGAACCATTCGGATTCTCCCTGCATCTTAAATAACTTTACACCTTTATTGTAAAATGAAAGTGCTTGTTGCTTACTTGTGAAAATTTCTTTTACACAAGTAGATGCATGTGTGCGATGTTTATCGCATTCATATACAATGTAAATCATACGTCATGAGGTTTAATCCAACTCTCACCATCTACTGTACATAGATAGTGAGTTTTGGTAAGTTCTTTTGAAATTAATATGCACCACATATAAGCTGTCCACCTTTCTAAAGGCATTCCATTTGCTTCTGGTACGTGAATACTATACATCAGTTTTAATTGAATTGATAGCTAATTCAATATCGGTAAACCACTCATAATGAGAAGTGCTAATATCTGGTGTTGCACCAGGCTGTCCGATCAATCTAAATTCTGGATTTACTTTTCCATTTTTATTTACAAATGCTGTTATTCTTGCAAGAACAACTCTACCATTGACTTTGTTTTTATTAGCATAATCTTTATGTACTACATAAACTCTACTGCCAATAGTTATTTGTTTGCTCATAAATTTGCTAATTTAAGAAAGTGATTGTACACACCGGGAATGTGTTTCTTGTAATAAGGTTGATTGTCTTTACACCATTCCTTCAACTCTTCTTTAGAAGCAAATGGTTTTTGCCATGAACCATTATTCATAATCATATTGAAGGTTGGTTCAAGTTCATCAATAAATGATCTAACTGTCCAACCTTCCCAGATGTGTTTATTGTAATCTATTTTAGCCATAATTTTATGATACGCATGTTAAACATTTAGGACAATAATCTAAATCACCATTGTATTCCTGGTGACATTTGTGACATTCTTTTATTTCAGTCAAGTCATCAACAAAGATTAAATCATTTGGTTCAAATTCATAATCATCATCAACCTTTACAAACATTGTACATTTATCTGCTGGTATGTATCCACAGGAATCAAATAAACTTTTTACTGTTATTGTACTAGAACCTGCGGTTTTTATTGCACTGATGACTTCTCTACCAATATTCAATACATCATCTTCATCTGAAAAATACCATGAAATAAAATCAGATGCTGTAATAGAACCTGTTAGTTCTTGAATTACTGTATCATTATAACCTGTAGCTATACAATTAGCTGCTAAACTTTCTGCTTCTTTTTGGGTTAGATAGTTGTCATTTGCTTCACTACCACCTACCCAAACTGTAAATCTTCTTTCCATCACTTGATTTTTAATTTCTTTCTTAACCAATCATTTTCATTTCGGTTATAACTTACCATAAAACCTGCGCCAGTTTTTGCATTCTGCATACTTCCACCAGATCTATTTTCAAGAAGACTTAACGCAATTTCTTTGTCATATAATCCACCATCAGATGGTTGGAAACACATGTTGTCATAGTCATCTCTGCTATTTGCTCTGTCAATTTTATATTTGCTCATAATTTTGTTATTAATAATAAGGACTCTCTTAAATCTAATGCCGCACGTTTGATTGCACCACGTTCTTTTATTGTATATGATGGACGTTTTTCAAGAAGCTCCTTTGCCATTCTTAATTTAAACGCTTCCATCTTTTTTTGAAACCTTTCGATTTCAAGATTTACTTCTTTGATTGCTGCTGTTTCTTCGCTAAAACCAGTCCAACTACTCATTTATTGGTCGTAGTTCGATTTGATACTTTATGCATCTCTGTAGCAACTTTTCATTGTCTTGTTGTAACTTCTTAATCTTTTCTATAGTGAAAACTTTTTCATCTTTCATTCGATTAAGTTTGTTCAACATCTGTGCAATGTTGTTGTTTAGCACAGTGCTTTTGTATTCAGCAAATTCCTTTTGTGTTTTTTTTAATTCCAGTTCCAACTCTTTCACTTGCTCTGAAAGTAATTGATTGGAATGTCGCTCCCACAATAACTTTTCAGCTTGTGTGGGAGCTCCCATTTTCATTAATGGTTCATCATCATTCGTCATCTTCTGTTCCATTTCTATAAATAATATTACCCATCTCATCATATAGTTCTTGTGTAGAACAACCATAGTTTTCACTAGGTATCATTGGCTCTTCACAAATCTGATCTATGTCGCCAGTAGATTCATAATAGCCTTCTTCTTCTATTAAATCATAAGGTGTATCGCATTCACCTTCTTTAAGTTTTTGAATTGTTTCCTGAATTTTATCATCAGGTACAAACACCCTTTTCCAGGATGTTATTTTAAAATCTAAATGTGCCATAATTAATTAATTGATAAGTATTTATTAGTTGTAACTTCAACTTTACATTTAGCTCTGGTGATTGCTGTGTAGAACCATTTAGCATAATCCCATACAGGCATTAACCATTCGGCATCGATATACACATTATCCCATTCTTGTCCTTGTGCTTTATGACAACTGATTGCATAACCATAAGTAGAAACGATAACGTGTTTTTGCAACATTTTTTTCTTATTACCAAATTTATCTGTCCATTCATTTATTAAAAGTTTGTATAGATGTTGTGGGAGTACGCTATGCCCTCTGTCAAAAGATTTAATGATTGTTGGGCCTTGCAATGATGGTTCTTCTAAATCTGGTATCAATAATGTAGTACGGTCACCTTCTGTGTAAATTAAAGCACGATATGTTTTGTAACCATCTTCTTCGCGTTTATGCTCAACAGTGATAGTAAACTCTTGCATTAGTTTTGCATCTTCTAACACATAGATTTCTCCATTGGAAAACAACGAACTATTGCTTACACTAACTAACTTGTCTTTGTTCATTGCATAATTCAAGTCATTACCATTAAGTTTGAAACGAGCAGAACGAATTTTTCTGTTATAGGTTACACGTTTAGCATTGGTAGATGTTAATACAACATAACTTGATGCATTCTTGATGTCTTTAATCAATGATGTTGTAAACTTATCTGCTATGATTAAGTCATCGTTATCGATTGCATTGAATGCTGGTTCTTTACTTGTACGCATTTCTGTTGCGATTTTAAGCAAATTCCCATCATATCTTTTAACTTCGGTAAGTTCATACTTATTCTCTACTAAAAAGTCTTCAGGATAAGAATTTTCCCAATCAAAGATGAAAGGGTTTTCCCCTACTGGTTCTAGCTGAAAGCTATCTCCCATGAATATAATTTTACAGCGACCTTCTTTAGCACGCTTCATAATTACTTCAAGAACGTACTTGTCAATCATAGAACATTCATCAATGATGTAAGTCTTATTAGGCCTTAATCCACCTTTTTCAAAAAACTTTCCTTTCTTTTCTCCAGGTGAAAACAACACTCTATGTATTGTAGAAAATTGGGTGAATGAACTTCCTGTATTAATTTTTTCTTTTAACCTGTTAACAGCTGCATTTGTTGGAGCCATCAGGTCTGCTTTTGCATACGTTGCAATGTTTTCAGCAATGGTTGTTTTACCACAACCTGAATAACCTGCAAGTAAAAAGAAGTTGTCACTACCTCGTAAAAATTCTTCTACTTTTTCAAGAGCAGTTCTTTGACCAGGGGTGTATTCTATTTGCACACGACGTGTGTCAAAAATTGTATTGCTCATAGATTTAAGATAAAGCCGCACCAATTAAGATGCGGCTGATTAATAATTTAAAGTACAAAAGTTTCGTGTGTATTTAATTCCACGATAGTGTATTGTTCTGTTTCAGTAACTTGCAAGTCAGCTTGATTCGGATCACCTTTATAGAAACGCTCAATGAACTCTCCTATTTTAGGGTTCTTAACTGTTTTTGCTACAGGTATAACTACAGGTTCAGGTTCTTCATCAAAATTGAAATCTTCTTCTAAATCAAACAAATCTTCTACATTAGTTTGTTTTGCTGGTTCAGGCATAACTGATGATTCTTCATCTGCAATCATTGCATTACGCAATGCATTCATTTGTTCAGGAGTTTCAGTTGTTTGCCATGGAACTTCTTCCATTGAAAATTCATCTTCAATAGGTTTTTCTGTAGGAAGAACTATTTCGTCAACTTCTACGAATGAATCTGATGTATCTTCATTTAAGAACATATCATTCAATTCATCTTCTTCTTCTTCAAAAACTTGTTCTGGTTCTTCGAATTCATCATCACCTAATCCAGTGTCTTCTTCGTGACCACAATTATCACAAATCATTTGAGCTGATGCATTAAAGATTACATCTTCTGAACCACAGTTCTCACATGTTGCTTCACAACCAATTGGAGGAAAATCTGCAGGTGTATCTTTTTTGTCAATTGAATCAAAGAATGATACAGCAGGTTGTTCTTTTTCAGCAAGGACTTTATCAATCTCTTGGAGCTCTTCAGACTTTTCTTCTACAGGAATTATATCTAAAGTCACCTCACCTTCAACTAATGGATTTTCTTCATCAAAAGGTTTTCCATACTGACCATCTTCCAATGGAAATTCTCTTACACCTACTGTTTCTAATGGATAAGCATATTCAGATTCAGCCATTTCGATTTGTTCATCCGTCATTGTTAACGATACTTGCATTTCTGGTTCATCTTCAGCTACAAAGTTATCTCCATCACGATTGTCTTCATGTGCAATATTGTACAAGATTTGAACGTAGTTGTTGATTTTAATTTGCTGTTGATACCATTGGTTTGGCGATTGATCTACAATAGCAAACATAATTGTTTTATACAAGCTCCACAATGTTCCTGGATGATTACATTTAAACGAAGGTTTATCGTATTCACGTTTTACAATGTTTATTTGTTCTGAACTGATTGCCTGTTTATCAAAATAAAGTAAACCCATAAGTTTAGCGTAGTCTTTTCTTGACACGTCTATGCTTGCAAATTTTTGTTTCATTTCAATAATTTTATCGAAATGTTCTTCGGCTTGTTCAATCATTTGTTCAATCACTTCAGTTGTTTCACTTAATGCAGTTCCTTTGTGTAATCTATTGTATCTTGATTTAGAATCAGATGATACAAATGGTACTTTGCTGTCGTAGATAAATCCACCAATAGCACATGAAAATTTCAATTTTTTGTTGTAGGAATTGGTCCAGTTGAATGTCATTCCCATGTCTGGATCTTTTGAATTTTCCAGCTGCATAAAAGCCATTGCTTCCTGTCCTTTGTTCTCACCTTTATATAGTTCTTCTGTTACAACGAACCCTTTTAACGCAAGCATTTCTCTAACCTTATCGATTATGTAACCATGTCCGATTACAGCATACGTTTTTGTTTCTTCTGGCAATTTAATTGCTCTTAAAAATTCTTCTGTTTTTGTTCTATTCTGCATAAAAATCTTGCATTGCTTGTGAATACTCCGGATCAATATTTTTGATCTCTTTTCTTATTTTTTTAATATAGAATTTATAGTCAACATCATAGTCTTCAAATTGTTTTTTTGGATCCACTCTGTTTACTAGTTGTTCCATGCATTTATCTGCTTCCAGTTTGATAGATTTTACTTGTAACAGTATAGGTGTATTTGACCATATTGCTTGTTCTGAAAATAAATCTTCTGTTGTAGGTTTAACTGGAACACCCCATTCTTCTTTTAACTTTCGAAGTTTGCATCCTTGTGTGGATACATAATAACGAAGTGTTTTTGGAAGTTTGTTATCAATTATAGAACCATCTTCTAAACAAGTTGCTACAAATTTCCATTCACCTTTTGCTCTAACTCCTGCACAGTAATCATATATACTCTTGTTTTGTGCAATTGTAACTTCTGGTTGCATACCATGTACAAAATAATTATAGAACGCCAATCGGTTAATCCTGTAACTTTTATTTTTGTGCAAGGGTTTATCAACTTCAAATCTACCTTTGCATTTTACACCAAAGTATTTAAACTTTCCATCACGCGTTCGTTTGATTAATGGTTTTGGAACCTCTTGAATCCTTTCTAAAGCAGTTGCTTCATCAATTTCCTTACCTTCATAAATACCAATGTAGTTATTAATGTCAGGTGTAATTAATTTTTGATAGTTTTCATACTCAAGATTAAGCATTGTTAGTTCTTCCCATTCTTCACATAACTGCGTGTACAAGCCTTCATATTCTCTTGGTATGATAATCTCTGCACCATCTGTATTAATCATTACAGGACGTGCTCCAGGAATAGTTTCGCATATCTTTTCCATTAATAAGACAAGCAGCAGCTGACCATTTACTGTTATACGCATAGTGAACATGGAATCCTTTAGGAATGAGTTTTCTTCGTTCGATAAACCATACGTTGCGTTCAACAAAATTTTATACACATAGTTCAATGGATCTTTTTTGGAGTACAGCTTCCTGTCTTCAAAGAATCCTTCATAGATTTCACAGAACAATTCTTTTGGAATATGCGCTGGAGCCCACTTGTTTCTAATAGCAAGGTTGGGGTAGTACGATGTAACGTCAAAGGACTTTATAATAAAGTCTTTATCTGATTTGTATATACCTTTCTTTGCACCATGAATTCCACCTAATGCAAATGTAATTGGCATTCCACGATAGATAACTTCATGGTTAAATGAACCTTTTAGATTTTCACCATCTAGGACTAATGATTTGAACTTACGCAATGTTTCTTTAAACACAGGCGTTTCAAAAGCAATGTATGGTAAGATTACTTCCTTCAATGCTAATTTCTTTCTGTACGTTCTCTTTTTGTTAAGATCGTATTCAGCCACACCCATGCGTTCGGCAAGCAATTTCAAGAAAATCTTCTTGGCTAATTTTGGTTCTGACGCATTATGCAGGTCCAACTTAAAGTGTTTTGACAAGTTTCCACGTAGAAGAATCTCTGATTTGTTTTTGATAAACAATTCTCTGGTAGATAAACAGTCATTAATACAGTACGCTTTTAACAGCAAGATGTCTTTCTGATCGTGCATTTCTGTATGACTTTTAGCCATGTCTTCTACATTGTGCCAATCCATACTATATTGCAACCATTTTAATGATGATCTTTTTGCAGGATTATCATAGTTGTTTATAGCAAGAATGTCACATTCTCTGAATGGATTATCTTTTGGATGAAACATTGGAAACTCGTGTATATTACTACGTCGAATTACTTCTTGTGCGGTTTGATAAATAGCCAAGGAAGATCCAGCAAAACCGGATAATCGGTTGCTGGATCCTTCTGTAAGAATATATCTTGATATTTGACTGTCAAATTTTAATCCATTATAAGACACCAACAATGTTTTATTGCTAATACATTGTTTGATGAATTTTATGTAATCAATCATCTGATCTTCATACTGACTAATTTCAAATGAAATTATGTCGTTTGGATTCTGCACATTAATGAAGCAGGCCAAAAAACAATTTACAGTTGTTTCATAATCATAAACATATCCTTTTGCTAATGTCATTTTAACATGGTGCTAATCCGAAAAACACATAACTTCCTCTGTCTTCTTTTGGACTTGATTTATAATTTATTCTTGCTACTTGACTACTTCCTGAATCTTTAGACAGTCTTCTTTCTATTCTAACAACAGTTGTATCTCCTGTTTTTTCAGTGTGTTCTCTTGCTCTTTTTACAGCATCTGCTTTGTTGTCAGATCCTTTTCCAATCCATGAGTCACTTGGTGTTGATGGGATATAAAGTAATTCCCATTTTCGAGTACCTTTAAATACAGAATGCTCAACTACAGATTTAACTTTGTTTGTGTTACCTACAGGTTCTTTGTAACAAATACCCCAGGCATCACCGCCTTTTCCATCAGCATCTTCATTTCTATTGATGTAATCTTCAAGTTTTAACTTGCTTGCTTTCCATGAAGATGTCTTATCAGTAAATCCATTTGAACAATTTATCTCACCTGAATAACCTTCTTGATGACCATATTCATCATCTGCATTTTCAACACATTGTTTGTATGCTTCATTCATGTTTTTAGCACGTGCGTAATTTGTATAATTGCTTGCTCCCATTATTTTATAATTTTAGTATTAATTAATTTCTCTGCTAATCGTTGACTCTCCCAATCTTGAGAGCGTAACATTCCTTGCAACTTTTCGAATTCATTGTTGTTAATCCAATCTTTTTTGTAAAATACATCAAGTAGATTTAATAACATCAATGAAACTTTTGCTTGAAGTTGTTCTTGATTTTGAATATACTCATATCCTTTGTTTACTTTGGACTGAATAAGTTTATCATAAATTTGTTTTGCTTTTTGATATGTTGTTGGCGTTGGTGTTTTAGTGCCTTCAACAAGATGATTTCCTCTTCTACCATATTCGAAATCAACTATCCATTTTTGTTCATTTGGATCTGATAATTCGAGTTTGACATTATAAACCTTGTCAGATCTATTGTCGTTATACCATAAATTCACTATGTTAACTACTGAACTCATACGCGTGTTAATAAAAAAGTGCGAGATTCAAGTAGAACCTCGCACTTTCAAGATGTTAAAATAATTATTTTTTCTTTGTGAAATTTGCAATTTTAAAACCTTCTGCATTTACTGCAAATAAGTTGACGAATGCAATGATTTCTTTCTCATCTGAAAGATAGTATTCGTAAAAAGTTTTAATTTGTTTACGCTCTTCTTTGTACAAATTGCGACCATCTACTCTACGCTTTGCAGGAACGGTATCACCATTGTCATCCAGTCTTGGAAAGAAATGGAACGTATCCTTTTGCGTTTTAGTAATGATTGCTAACTGTTTTGTTTGTGGTGTGTAAACACACTCCACGTATGGACAGTTATCAGTTACAGCGATTAAGCTAAATGTTGGTTCTCCCATGTGTAGTTGAGAAACAATCATCATGTTTTTTTGTTGGTTTACTTCTGACATAATTAATTATTTATTTGGCTACAAAGATATTAAATTGTTTGCAAATTCGTATGGTAAAGTGAAGTCTTGTTTTGCAATATGATAATCAACTTTTACATTAATTAATTCTTTCAAGTTTTCATTCCACATTGCTGACGATTCTTCAGATACAGGGAAACAATACACGTCATTATTTCTGTCAACCACAATGAAATGAAACACTACTTTGTAATCAAAGGCAGCACCAACAGTTAATGATTGCGCTAATCGATTGTAGATAGCTTCTTGCAACCAGTAGTTGAATTTTTCTGAAGATGTTACAAAATCTTTTAATGTTCCGTTGGTTGTTTTAACATCACTTACGTAAATTGTTTTTGTTTCACGATCAACTTTGATTACATCCAGAACACCTTTAATTTGGTATTTTAATTCTGTAGGTTTATCTGACAATTCTAATTCAAATCTGATTTCATCAGTTGATTTAGTTGCGTTCAATAAGAAACGAGCATGCAGGTTACTGTTAATTGCTTCTGCTTTTTCCAAACATTTTTGCCAAGACGCTGAATCAACAATCGTTTTTTCACGTGCTTCAACCATCAATCTAAAATACTCTCTGGTGTTATCAGTAACAATTTTTGCTACTCTTTTCTCGTCGCCTGTAAACATAAACCCTTCTTTGTTAGGTTTTTTGTCATCAACAAGTGCTTGGTGAAGATTAATTTCTTGCAGAAATTCTACGATTTCAGGAAAATATTCTTCTAGTTCAGTTGCACTTCTTTCTAAAGCGAGTAGGTAATCAATACAATCTTTTGTTTTATCAGATGGTGCAGCAACACCCATGTTTACAAAGTTTTCTTGTACGTGTTCTGGTTCCAATACAAAGGCGTGAACCAATGAACCTTCATCAAAGTGTTTACCACGCTTCTCTTCTTTGTTTCCAAGAACGTAACGCTCAAAGTAATGTTTTGGGCTGTCTAATAACAATTTGATTGCACTAGCACTTAATTTTAATTCATCCAGGTTTTCATAAAATGATGCCTGATTTACTTGTTCAACTTCATTTAATTGTCTTTCCATGTTACTTTTTTTTTGGTTTAAGTTTAAATTCAAAATGACTGCTTTGTTGTTGCGATGAAATATAATAGTTATCAGCGATAAATTCCATATCAGCATTGGTTAATTTATTTAATCCACCTTGTTCAGAATTAATTGTTTCTACAATTTGATCTACTGTTAACATATTGTGCATTGTAAACCATAATGATACATTTGGTAATGGACTTTTCTTTTGGCGAACTAAACCAAGTCTTAAATGATTTATTAGTAATGCTACATACATCAATGATTTACTAATATTACAACCATCAATTAATTTTAACGCCATTCCTTCAGTTTCAGTTGATTCAAGTAATGCTCTTAATGTAAAGAATGACTTTTCATCTAACACTTTTCGATTTGAGAAATGAATTATTTCTTTAGGATGGATTAGGTTTACATCCGCATCTGATATGAAACAAGTTGCACTTGCAATCTTTCCAGGTGTCATCATCACTAAATGCTCCCATGTATCTGGTTTCGGTACAACTGCAAATGCTGGCATGTAAACATAGTCACCTAACCCTAAATCACCATATTCATCAACTTCTCTTGATAATAGTTCGTAGATCCCATTAATCTTTTTAGTTTGTTCCTGATCGTCACGCAATTTTGTTCCTTCTTTGGACAATACATCTAACAATTTTTCAATTGTTATAAATCGATATTGAGAATAATCAGCTACCTCTACAATACGATGTCTTAATTTTTCTTTAAAAGATGGTTTGGTACATATAGCAGGTATATCATTGAAGCCATAATTTTTTGCACCAAAAATGACTTGGTTTCCTAAATCAAACATTGCTTCTTTAACGTCTTCATCTATTTCTTTACTTGCACATTTACCTGTTCTTTGATTCTCCATGTACATCGCTATAAACGAATAACCTTTGAATCCAAATCCATTATTATTTAATACTGTTATCTTATCAACCCCAGAATAAAGTTCCTGGGGTAATAAGATTGCATGATTGAATACTTTCATTTTTTTAATCTAATATCATGTCAACAATATCAGCGTCAATCAACAATGAATTGTATTTGTTGTTTGAACTGATTACTTTTTTTGCAATTACAAACTTTAAATCTGCACCAAGTACATCACTTGTAGTTAAGTCTTTAACTCTTTCTAAAAACTTTGTAGTGATTTCTTTGTCTGTAACATTAATCAACATGTGGTTAATCAAACGCGTTGTTAATACGTATCCTAAATCAGCACGATAATCTACGCCTTCTTTGACAAGTTCTTTAATTTTGTGTGCAATACCTTCGAACGGTTTTGTCAAGTCCAAGATCTCTTTAGGAGAAATCATTTTGTCCATCTTGTTATGGATGAATGACGTGAACATACTTGTTACTTCAGGACCTGCAGAACCTTCACCAATGATTTGAATCAATGGTAGTTGTTCGTTGAAATCAGGAATAGAAATCAATGAGTCGAAGAACTTAACAAGAACTCTTGGGTTTACCTCTGGTGTTTCTGGTTTGATAATTTCTGGATTCATCAACATAAAGTTGATACATCTCTCATCTATACCATCTTTTGCAGCCCATGCAGCCCAAGGTTCAACCTCAAATTTCATATCGATTGTAATAAATCTTGAACGTGCAGCAGCATCCATGTCAGTAACATTATATGTTCCATCATCAGGATTTTCTGTCAAAATTACAGTCCAATTCTTTGGTAATTTCCATGAAATATATTCCTGGTCATTGATAATCTCCATGATTGCTTGCATAAATCTTGGTTGAGCACGAGTGTAATCATCAAGAACTAATACACCACCTTCACCTTTACCTGCAATCCATGATGGTTTTGAGTAACCCATGCGTGAGTTGTTAGTTAATGTGTATCCTTGAGTTCTGAATTCAGTTATCACCGCTTCATCAATCCATTTACCTTTTCCTTCTGGCGTAGTCATCCAGTATTCTTTTACAGGAATACCAACTAAATCACCAAGCTCATCCATTTGTCCAAGATTAATCTTTTCGAAATGTTTGATACCTAATTCTTCTTTTAATTCTTGAACAGAAGATGTTTTACCAAGTCCAGCCGGACCACATATAGATATTGCAACTGGTTTTTTACCACGCGCTTGCAAGTTTTTATTGTTTTCAATAATGTGTTTCAATGTTACTTTAATCTCGTCTGAATTTAATTTTAATCTATCCATATTGTTTGTTTATTAAGGTTTTTTACTTCGAAGTCTGTGCTTTCATACAAGTCATTTGAATCCCATTTTCCTTGGGCTCTATAGTTGAATGTATTACCGTAGATACGTATGACTTCTGTATCGTATCTCCATTCTGTTGGTATTCCTTCTTTAGTAACCAACTTACTTTTATTTTCGCCAAAGCATGTTAATATATGCAATTGAATGTGGTCAAACGACTCGTGTATTTGTAACACTGCCGATGCCTGTCTAATTGCTGCAATTGTATCATCTGATAATTCTAAATAAACTCCTACAATTGTTTCAATTGAACCTTCTGGTTCAGCTTCTGATTCAATGTATATCACTTAAATGTCTATGTGGATTAAGAAACTAATTTTTCTTGATAGGTTCGGATATGTGGTGCGCAACCACGATGTTAATCCATCTTCTAATGGACCTTTTTTCTCTATGTGAGCTTCAATGTAGGTGTGAACCTTTAATCCTTTAAAGATGTCATCATTGTGAAACTCTTTTGGGATGTCAGACAACTTGATCATTGATTTTGTAATTGTTTTCATTTCTTTCTTTTTTAGATTGTTCATACTCTTCAGTTCTGGAAGTGTTTTCTGAAATCATCTCAAATACATCTTTTGCAGTTAAATCACCTGAATGTTGAATGTAGATAGTTCTGGTAGGTTTCATAACTATTTCTTTTTAATTATCACTTATCCAACATCTAGCTGCAAATACTAAAAATAATACAGCAGTCAGAGGCATAAAACATAAAGCGTAAGGTATAAATACCATGTAATTTCTGTAAAGAATTAATTTTCTAAGCCTTATTGACAGTAGCACATTAACTATGTAAGCTAAAATTATTATTGCTATTACCATCTTATTTCTTTTTAAATTGTTCAAACCATTCTGGTATATCAGCTAATACAATATCAGAATACTCAATTAAAGTTGCTTCTAATATCTGTTTAACTTCTTCTTCACTATACATTTTAATTGAGTTTAATTACTTTACCTGATTCTTTTAAGTGGTCTGCATCGCCACTAATAGTTGATAAAACCCACAACATATTCTTAACTGGATTGTCAGGAAGTGGTGCTTCACCATCTGTTAGATAGATGAGAGTAGAGAAACGATTGCGGTGTTGATGATAGTAATCGACTACTGGATTAAAGTCAGTACCACCACGTTGTTTGATGATGAGTTCTTTTTTAGGACTATACTTGATTGGATCTTGCATTTGCGTGTCAGCGAATATCAATGTAAAGTCGTGACCTGATTTGTACATGTGTTTAATCTCTCCAAGGAACTCCATTATTTCTGGTGTTGATACTGAAGCCGATGAATCTATACCGATAAGGATATGTGAATGCTCGTGTATGCGGATACCAAAATCATGTTCGAATCGTTTGGACTTCTTGCGTTTTGTTTTGCGTACAGATGTCTTAATTGAGTTTCCAATAAATCTACGTAGGTATGCTTTCCAATTAAACTTTGGTGGTTCAATGTTTAGTAATGCTCCTATACGTTCTTCTATCTCGCTTGGATACATACCTCTTGATTTCTTTACTTGTTCTATAGCATCACTAAGGATTGTTGCAAGTTGTCTATCTACAAGTTTTTGTTCTGCTTCTGATAGGTTTGTTGCTTCTTCCCAATCATGTTCAGGTGTATTCAT